GATCGTCGCCCTCGTGATCGACCTCGCATCGGAGGCGACCGATGACTGAACCGCGTTATCTCGTGACCGTCGAGTTCCCCGGATCCTCGTCGATCGTGTGGACCCGGGCCGGCGGATGGCTCACGACACGCGACCGGGCCGACGCTCTGCCCGCCGCTGACGCCGACGCTCTCGTCGAGGTCCTCGTCGCGACGTGTCCCGGATCGAGGATCGAGCGGATCGAGGTCCCGTCGTGATCGCTCAACGTGTCACCGCTCGACCGTCGCTCGGTCAGACCGGCGCCGTATGGGTCGAGATCAGTCCGTCGACCACTGGAGAGGATCTCGGCGCGCATCTCTCGACGCTCGACGCCGTCCGACTGGCCGGCGCTCTCCTCCTCGCCGTGGAGCAGATCCACGAGGACGAGGCTCGGGGATGAGACGCCTCGACGATCTCCTCGATCGACTGATCGCCGCCGCCGATGACGATCCTCTCGCCCTCGCCGCCGGAGCGCTTGTCGGGATCCTCGCGTTCGGGGTCCTTGTCCTCGCCGGTCTCGTCCTCGCGGGTCTCGTGTGGATTGCTCTCCCGTGGTCGCTGGTCGCTCTCCCGTTGCTCTGCCTCGGATGGGTGATCGCTGATCGAGGTCGAGGAGACCCGGATCTCTGATCGAGGTCGGAGATCCGTAGGGGAGACTGGCATCCCCCCGGGTACTTGACCGGGGTAGAGCAGTCGTGTAAGGTTACGAGCAACGGCCGCCCCGGCCGACCTAGAGATCCGAGGAGGATCACCACCATGAACACCACCACCATTCCCGCCACCATCGGTTCATACGACCTTTACCGTCTGACCGCGATCGCCGACTCCCCGAAGGAGACCGCCGCTCTCCTACGGACGATGCTCCGCCAACGGACCGGACTCCGATTCTCGGTCACGACTGGCCGAGGCACCGCCGCCAACCATCTCTACATTTCGGCCGGCAACGTCGACGACATCTCCGAGCATCGCGACGCCTACCGAGTCGTCACGGGACGCGCGATCGGTCATCCGCTCGACATCCTCCTCGACCGCTCCGACCGGGTCCGGACGCTCTGCCTCGTCGCCGGCGCCGACGTCGACGCCGCATGGCTCGACGAGGTCGCTCCCCGTCGAGACTACGGGTACTGAGCATGAACCCGGAGAGCACCCTCAGAGGCTCGGAGAGCGCCGGCGAGATCGGTCCGGTCCTCTCGGTCGATCTCACCCCGGAGGAGTGTCAGGCGCTCCTACAGGGTCTCCGCCGGTCAGTAATCGAACTGTCGATCGAGACTCCCGCTCCCCCCTACCGGATCGAGGAGGAGATCGCCGACGACCTCGTCCTCGTATGGGCGCTGGTCGACCGGCTCTCGATCCCGGTCCGAGACTGGCCCGAAAGAAATCTCCCCGGGGTACTTGACCCCGGTAGAGCGATCGTGTAAGATACATCCATCGGCACACCGGCCGACACCTAGCCGCCACGGAGGCGACCACCATGAACACCACCACCAACACACCCGGATACAACTGCCGGATCACGATCTCCTTCTCGACAGACAAGAACGGCCGACGCCGCGCCCGTTACATCGCTCAGGGCCGCTACCCGTTCCGCTCGCTCCCTCTCCCGGTCGACACCGCCGAGATCCTGATCGCCACCGGCGGAGCCGACCTCGACGGAGGCGCACGATGAGCGCCGACACCGATCGCCGAGCACGACGTCGCGAGGCACTGACCTACGCCGGCATCCGCTCCGCATCGTTCGCCCGATCGACCGGGACTCTCGTCCTCGTCGCCGAGGCAGACGCCGCCGGCCTCGACTCCGACGGCGGTACGCAACCGTGGTACACGCTCTGCGATGACCACGGCGGAGTGTGCTCTCACGAGACGATCGACCTCGCCCGATCATGGTCGAGCGCCCCCGAACAATGGTGTCCGTATTGTCAGGACATCCGAGACGCGTCGACCGGGGAGGTCTGACCGTGGCCTCGATCATGCTTCACCTACCCGCCAACTTCGACGACCGGACCGCGATCCTCGACCGGATCGACGACCTCGACCTCGACCGATGGGAGCACTCGTACACGATGCTCCGAGTAACCGGAGACCCGTCACCGATCGCCACCATCGAAGCCCATACCCTGACCCTCGGAGGATCCATCTCATGACCGCCCCGCACCCCGACTACGTCGACCCTCACGACCCGTACCACCGGACAGCAGAGGAGGCCGCTCTCGTCCTCCTCTACTCGCTCGTCGAGGTCCCGGAGAACAACCTCGTCACCCTCCCGACCGGATGGTCGATCGCCCTCGACCATTTCTACGGCGGCCCCGGATGGGAGATCACGACCCCGGCCGGCGATCGGTTCGTCGCCATCTTCGAGGAGGCACCGGACTACGATCCGATCACCGAAGGAGGCTCGTCCGATGCCTGATCCCATACGCCCCGCATGGCTCGACGGTCTCCGACTGATCGGACCGGCCGAACCGATCCTCTCCGATGTCCACGGATTCCCCGCCGGCTCGTGGATCGTCCGACACGCTGTCGACTCCCGAGACCTCGCCCCGTTCACACGCGCCGGACATCGCACGAGAGCACTCGACGACGCTCATACCCTGATCGCCCCGGCCCTCTACATCGCCCGATGACCCTCGACCTCGCCCCCGGGATGACAGTCCGATTCGTCCTCGACAATGAGACCGTAACCGGATCGCACCTCGCGACTCTCTGCCTCGGCGTCATCGCCGACGAGCGCCCCGTCGTCCCGTGCGCGCTCCGACAGATCGTCCCGGTCCACGTCGCCACCGCCGACGACACCTCTCGCCTTCTTTGGATCTCTGACGATCAGATCCTCACCGCCTCGACGCATCCGTCCGGAGGTCTCCCGTGATCGACGGACCCGGCCGACCGTCGTCATACGATCCGCCTCGACTCCCGTCGATCGCGTGGGAGAACCGATACGCCGGCGTCATGGGTGACCGAGACATCCTCCCGCACCTGATCGGCCGAGACCGTGACGCCCGGACACGCGTCGGATCGTACGACGAGGACGAAGCCTCGACGTGGACGACAGTCTCTCGACGAGGCGTCTCTCTCCGGATTCCGCCTCACGCCCTCATCGGAACGACCATCACCCTCGACGCGTACCGCCGATGGGAGACTCAACAGAGCAACACCCCCAACACCACCACGAAAGGAAATGCCGCATGACCTCCCCCGAATCATGGGTCTCGATCTCGATCGACGACCTCGGACACCTCGTCGACCTCCTCGCCGACGACTTCGACCGAGGCGACGATCCATCCGTCGAGATGCTGTACCAACTCCTCGCCCGTCTGTTTCACGCGATCGACGACGGCGCCGTCGGTCTCGACTCCGGGATCGTCATCCGAGGCGGCGACCGATGACCTCTCCCGATCTCGATCGCGACCTGTTCGATCCGATCCTCCCGTACGCCGGCACGTCCGGACACTCCGGAACCGACACCTCCGAGCGTCGAGCACGCGTCGAGGACACCGACGGCACGACCACCGCCCGACAGTCCGAGACGCTCCGCCGACTCAAGGCCGCCGGCTCCGACGGGATGACGTGGCACGACCTCGCCGACGCGCTCGGATGGCATCACGGACAGGCGTCCGGAGTCCTGTCGGTTCTCCACCGTGCCGGACTCATCGCCCGCCTCTCCGCCTCCCGCAACCGATGTAAGATCTACGTCCTCCCGTTGTTCGTGGACGGACGACCGATCGAGGAACCGTCGACACGGACTCGACGACCAACGGTCCCCGAGGGATCTCTCGCGATCGTCCTCCCCGCCATGATCGTAGAGAAACTCTCCCGAGGTCTCGCCGGCTCGACGATCACTCTCCCGCCCGGAGTCGCCGACCAACTCCGCACCGCCGCCCGTGAGGCCGTCACTCTCGGAGGCGACGAATGAGACCGGACATCCTCGACCGGCTCCGCACGATCCGAGACGCCGGCGGAGATCGCGTCGACCCCCTATGGCTCGAACTGGCGATCGTCGAGATCGAGCGTCTCCGACTCCTCGTCGACTCCGCCGAGACTGTCCTCGACATGATCCGGGCCGGCAAGTGATCCCCGGAGCAGAGGTCGCCATCGTCGACGGCGCCGAGGTCCTCGACACCGACTCGGTCCGTCTCCTCATCACCGAGGCGGCCGGCTGGCATCACGTCGCCCAACTCTCCGTAAAGAGTCACGACCGCCCGTCGGCACGACACGCGTACCGGATGCGCGAGACCCTCTCCCGCTATGTCGCCGCACGATCGCATTTCAGTTTCCACGAGGTGCGCGCCCGAGCGATCATCGCGGCCCGCTTCCTCGACTGAGCATCCCCGACGGTCGCCGATCTCCCGCTACGATCCGGAGATGAGCGCCGACGATTACGACGACGAGGACCTCGACGAGATCGAGGACGACGTCGACCTCGCCCCACTGGTCGAAGCGACCGTCGCACTACACGAGATCTACCTCGCCCTGATCGACGGCGGATTCGACGACGGCGCCGCCCTCCGACTGATCGCGTACCTCATCGCTGAGCAAGGTCTCGCCGAGTGAGACTCCCGTTCGTCGCCGCTCCGCCGTGGTGGGTAGGCGCCCGATGCCGATCCGAGGAGATCCCGCTTTCGTTGTTCTTTTCTCGTGACGAGGTCGGCGAGGCGCGTCGCGTCTGCGCTGACTGTCTCGTTCGCATACGCTGTCTGACCGAGCACCTCGACGAGCCATTCGGCGTATGGGGAGGTCACGCTCGCGACGATCGCGCGCGCATCCGGTCCGAGATGAATCTAGGCGCTACGATAGAGAGCGCGTCGCTGAAGATCACCGCCCGGAGGAAGACCCCGTATGTCTGACGAGATGACCGAACTCGGAACAACCGGCCTACGTCGCGTCGGCGGCTTCGTCATCGACGACCAACTCTCCGCCCTCCGGGGAACTAACGCCGTCAACGCGTGGCGCGAGATGTCGGACAACGATCCGATCGTCGGCGCTCTGCTGTTCGCTATCGAGAAACTCATCATGAAAGTCGAATGGCGCACCGACCCGTACGTCGACTCCGACGGCGTGAGCACTCCGCAGGATGAGGCAGTCGCCGAGTTCGTCGAGTCGTGTCGCCACGACCTGAACGAATCGTGGGGCGCGTTGCTTCAAGGAATCCTGACGATGCTCCCGTTCGGATTCTCGTTTCACGAACTCGTCTACAAGCGTCGAGGCGGACCGGACGCGAAAGACGCGTCGAAGAAATCACGTTACAACGACGGGAAGATCGGATGGCGAAAGATCGCCTACCGTGCTCAGGAAACGCGCTGGCAATGGGTGTTCGGTCCCGATGGTGGACTCGAAGCGATGGTTCAGTGGGATCCGTCGACCGGCAAACACGCGACGATCCCGATGGAAAAAGCGTTGCTGTTCCGAACGACAGTGGCAAAGGCGAACCCCGAGGGTCGCTCCATTCTCCGCAACTCGTTTCGCCCGTGGTATTACAAGCGTCGTATCGAGGAGTTCGAGGCGGTCGGCATCGAACGCGATCTCGCCGGACTTCCGATCGCATACGTCCCGCCGTCGTTGCTTTCGTCGAGCGCGACTCAGGCCCAACAGTCCGCACTTTCAGCGATCACCGACATCGTTCAGGGGATCAAACGAAACGAGCAGGAAGGCGTCGTGTTCCCGTTGGCATACGACGAGAGCGGACGCGAGATGTTCCGACTCGAACTTCTCTCCTCCGGCGGTCAACGTCAGTTCGACACGGACAAGATTATTTCTCGTTACGACCAACGAATCGCGATGACGACACTCTCCGATTTCATTCTCCTCGGACACGAAGGCGTCGGATCATTCGCTCTCGGATCCTCGAAGATCGACCTGTTCATCTCCGCCGTCGAAGCATGGGTGCGCGCTATCTGCGATGTCTTCAACGATCACGCGATCCCTCGTCTCCTCAAACTCAACGGTATGGATACGTCGCGCTGTCCGATGCTCACCTACGGCGAACTCGGATCCATCGACCTAACCTCGATCGCCGACTTCGTCGGGAAACTCACTCAGGCCGGAGCACTCATCCCCGACGAGGGACTCGAAAACTTCTTGCGCGATGTCGGCAACCTCCCGCCGGCCGATCACGAGTCGCCTCTCTCGACTCTCATCCCCGGCCTCGGAATGCCCGAGGAGATGGACACCGAGACGGTCGACACTGTCACCACCGAGGCCGACGACGTCGCGACGATGCGCGCGAAGGCCGACGCTCTCGGGATCCTGATCCGTGCCGGCATGGAGCCGGAGGTCGCGGCGAAACTCGTCGGTCTGCCGGGTGCGAGGTTCACCGGACTTCAACCGACGACCCTCAAGGCTCCCGGTTCCGAGTCCGAGTAACCGATCTCGATGAACGCGCGCAGGGGTCGCCAAATACAGAAGGTCGCTAACCCGGGACGACGTCTCCTCGGGACGAAACGTCTGACCGCAACCGAACGTAGGATGACTTCGGTCATCGCCGAGGCGTTTCGGGGACTGACCTCCGACCTCGACACGGCGACGCTTTCTCGTGCTCTGTCGTCGCGTTCAGTCGGAGCGGCCGTTCAGGCGTTCAACTGGTCCACGTTCGGCGAGAGGATGTCGACATCCCGGATACCTCTGCTTCAGCAGATCGTGAACACCGGAGTCGCCGAGACTCGGTCGATCGGTCGAGTCGTCGGAGCGTATGCGTTCGACGTGACGGATCCACGGGCGACAGCGTGGGCGGCGGCGAGGTCCGGAGAACTGGTCGTCGGCATCGGTGAGAGTGTCCGAGCGGAGATCCGTCAACTCATCACTTCATCGTTCGTGAATCAGATCGACCCGCGACAGATCGCGCGCGAGATCCCCCGACAGATCGGACTGTTCCCGCGATGGGCGGCCGCCGTCGAGAACTCGTACCAACGAAACGTAACGTCCTTTCTCGCTGAGGGTCTCACGAGCACCGCCGCCGAGGAACGCGCCGAGCGTCTCGCCGAGGCGTATCGCGATCGACTGATCGACTCGCGTTCGATGATGATCGCCCGAACCGAAGTCATGACAGCGGCGAACGAGGGACGCGCTATCTCATGGCAGCAAGCACAAGACGCCGGACTCGTGGATCTCTCTAACTCGTCGAAGGAATGGATTGCCGAGGGGGACGCGTGCGAGGAGTGCTCGATCTACGACGGCGAGATCGTCGCGGCGGATGGGGATTTCTCCTCGGACGATGGTATGCCTCCCGCTCATCCGAACTGTCGCTGTACCGCTGTCCTGATCCCGGACGTCGCTCCGGGGGACGCCGAGTCGTCGAAACCATCCGATGACGAGATCGAGATCGAGGAGTGACCCCGGGCCGGCGACACCTCGTCGGTTACACTGCCGCACCGAAGGAGCCATCTCATGACCGAAACACGAATCGTCGACATCATCCGCGCCGTTCCCCTCGACCGTCTCACGAAAGACGGAATGCCCGAGGACATCCGCGTTACCGCTGAGGAACTCATCGCGTCCGGGATGACTGTCGCCGACATCGCGACCATCGTCGACGAGAGCGGATACCGACTCGTGATCGCTCCGACTGGCACCGTCGAGGATCCGGAGGACACCGAGTCCGAGGACGAGGAGTCGACCAAGATCGAGACGGACTACCACGTCGACGAAATGGAGATGTCCTACGAGACCGAGATCGAGGCCGGCAACTACGACACCGAGAAAGAGCATCACGACGACGACGACGACGACGAGGATCGCGGCGGTCTCCTCGGTCTCCTCGATCGTCTCCGGACAGTGTTCGGGAAAGCGCTCTCGGTCGACACTGGCAACGCGTCGACCTCCGACAACCGGCAACGCGTCGGAGCGCTGGCGCCTCGCCTGTTCATCCCGTCCCCGATGGCGAAAGACCTGATGTCCGAGTACGGCGCCGATCCGATGGCCCACGACTCCGAGCACGAGCACGAGAGCCAACTCGGCGACCTGACTCTCCGATCCGCCGCACTGGCCGAGGCTCACGATCTCATCGTCGACGCGCTCGGATGCTTCCGACAGTCCGACGCCCACTACATCGACGAGTCGCCGTTCGTCGACGAGGGTCTCGCCTGCTACAACTGCGTAGCCTATTGCCCCGAGGTCGGCGGGTGCTATTGGGTCGAGGGATCCATCGCTCCCGAAGGAATCTGTAAACTATGGGTGATTCCGGAGCGACTTCAGATCGTCGAGACGATGTCGAAGGAGGTCGTCGAGGTCGACGGTCGGTTTCGTGTGACGTCCGCCGATGGCAGTCGATCATTCGGCACGTACGACACTCGCGCCGAGGCCGAGGCACGTCTCGCCGAGGTCGAGCGTTTCGCTAAGGCCGACACGTTCGAGCCTCCCGCCGGAGTCCGCGAGGAGGCCGCACGGGCCGAGGCATGGATCGCCGAGGGTCACGCCGGAGACGGATTCACTCCGACCGGCCGACGTCGCGCCTCTGACCTCGCCGCCGGAAACCCCGTCTCGCTCGACACCGTGGAGCGGATCTCCTCGTACCTTGCTCGTCACGAGGCCGACAAGCAGGGCGAAGGATGGTCGCCCGGAGAGCCGGGATACCCGTCGCCGGGTCGCGTCGCGTGGGCCGCTTGGGGAGGAGACCCCGCCGTCTCGTGGACTCGTGGCATCCTCGACGGGATCGACAAGGGATCGCCGTCGGTCTCCGATGTCCACGTCGAAGTTCCGATGGGATCCGGCGGACGCTCTCGGCGTCGACTGGTCTCCCCGGCCGGCATGATGTCGAAACGGATCGGAGTCGGCTCGTATGTTTCTTGGGGATCGTCCGGAGGTCGAGGTCGAGGTCAGGTCGAGCGGATCTCGACGGATCGTCCGATCGCTGTCCCCGACTCATCGTTCACGATCGACGCGTCCGAGGATGACCCCGCCGCTCTCATTCGGTTATGGGAGGAGACGTCGGAGGGATGGCGCCCCACCGATCGACGCGTCGGACACCGTGTCGGCACCCTCACCGAGATCGGCGCTCTCGAACGCTCGATCCCGTCCGTGTTCGCTAAGGCGGAGGAACGTCGTTTCACTCTCGGACCGTGGTACGTCCCGGACTCGTACGACGCGCACGGCGAATGGACCGACTCGACAGAACTTCAGTCGGCGCTATGGGATTATGTCCGCAAGGGCGACCGACAGATCCGACTTCAGCACGACGTCGAGATCGTCGCCGGCGAATGGGTCGAGGCTCTGACATGGCCGTACGCCGTGTCGGTTCCGATGATCGACGCCGGATCCGGACTCACTGTCGAGCAGGAGTTCCCACCGGGAACCGTGTTCATGGGCGTCGTTTGGGAGTCGTGGGCGTGGGACCTCGTGAAAGCGGGAAAGATCCGCGGCTACTCTATGGGCGGAGCCGGTCAACGCGTGACCGTCGATCTACCCTCGGAAGGCAACGTATGACCGTTCACATTTCCCGCAACCATGACGCGACCCCGGTCGCGTTTCGCACTGTCGCCGCTCCACTGGCGAAGGCCGAACACGATCTCGACGAGGCGCGTCCGATGCTGGTCTCGTCGCTTCGACGTCTCCTCGCCGACGTGATTTCGTTTTCGCTTCGAGCACACGGTTACCACTGGAACGTGATCGGATCCGACTTCGCCGAGTATCACGCTCTGTACGGATCCATCTACGAGGATGTCGAGTCGAGTGTCGATCCGATAGCGGAGAGCATCCGCGCGCTCGACGGCATGGCTCCGTTCCGACTGCCGGACATCATGGCGCTTCGCTCGATCGTCGACGTCCCGGTCTCCTCGCCGATGCCCGCGGAGATGTCCGCCGATCTCCACGTCGGGAACATGGCCGTTCTCGTGTCGCTCAACTCGACGTTCGAGATCGCGTCCGCCGCTAATGAGCAGGGAATCGCGAATCTGATTTCGGAGCGGATCGAGTCTCATCAGAAACACGCGTGGATGTTGAAGTCGTCACTGGCTCAGTAACTCCCGAGCGCTCGTCGCAACGCTCGATCGGATGTCCTCGGGGGAGGTCGGGTCCGGTCGAGCGTCGCTTTCGCGTCCGGGATTAGGCGCGTTTCCGCAGGTCAGAGGATTGTTTCCCTAATAACTTGACCGGGGTAGAGGTCCTCTGTATTGTTACTCCTGTCGGCAACACCGCCGGCACCTAGCACCCTCGGAGGGTCGCCATGAACACCGCCACCATCACGCTTTCCGATCTTCATCCGAACTCGCATCAGTGCGGACAGTCATGTCGCCGCCGAGGCGACATCGCCGGCACATGGGTAGCGAAAGCGTGCGGCCTTCCCGTAACTCGTGCGCTCCTCAACACCGACGACGGTCGAGCGGTCATCGCGTTCTGTACGAGGTGTACCCCGAAGGTCTCCTCGTGGGCCGACGAGGTCGCTCACCTTTCGATCGTGGAGGTCGTCCGATGAGCAACGTCGCCACCACCACCACCGCCCGACTCGTCGAGAAGATCGAGATGACGATCCGCATCGCAGAGTTCTACGACACCGCCGTCGAAAACGCTCACTACGCCGGACTCGACACCATCTCCGAGGAGATGTCGGAGCGTTCAGCCGAATGGCATGAGGAGAGCGACGACCTCCTCCGCAGTCTCGCCCGGATGCTCAGCGTCACCGAGAGCGAAGCACTCGGATACTTCCTCGCCGCCGCTTACGGAATCGGAAAGTGATCGCCATGAACTCGACCATCATCTCGAACGGCGGACAGTGTGCGAACCTGTTCACCGAATCCCACGTCGACCGCCACGGACCGGCAACACACCGAAAGATCACGACCACCATTCACGGAACGATGTCCGTCGACATCTGCTCAAAGTGTGCGCGACAGATCCGCTCAGCGTGGGATGACCTCGTCCCGACCGGCGAACTCTCGAAGCACGCTCTGACCGGCGCCGACCGTGGCCGGACCGTCTACGTCGTGACGACTCTCGACTCTCAGATCGGGCGCAACGCCTCGACGTTCGAGATCGTGACTCACCGAGCGCTTCGCTCCGCTCTCGATCGTGCCATCGGCAAAGAAACCGAAGCGGAGAAACATCACCGCTGGTATCTCCTCGTCGACCGGACCTCGACTCGGGCCGCATCGCTGGCCGCCGACAGGGCGTGGACCGCACGAACCCGACTCGCTGTCGCCGAGCGTCGCGCCGCCGGCCTCGATCGGATCGTCGAGGTCGTCCGATGAGCGCCGACCAACGGCACGAGCCGAACGACGACTGTCACGGTCGAGGAGTGTCCTCGTGTCCGGAGTGTCGAGTCCGGGTCTGTTCATGCGAACGGGCGTTCGGTCACGACTGCGAAGAACCGGGGGAGTCATGAGCACCGAGCCGACGCCGATCATCCCGCACGAGATCCCGACACTCGTCACGATCGCCAACGATGACGGCGGTCTCGACATCGTCGCCGGCGGACGCGTCATCGCTACCCTCGACCTCGTCAACGTCGAGGAGTTCTCCGAGGTGATGTACTACGACCTCGACATCCGTCCGAGGTCCTACGCTGACTCGACCGACCGGGGAGAGGTGCTCCGATCGTGGACTCGTCTCCGACGCTCCGGATCCGAGTCGGTTGTCACCTATCACTACCCGAAAGAGTCCACGTCATGAAGCCGACATTCGCCCACGCGCGCGACAAGCGGGAGGTAGTCCTCGACGATGGTCGAGTCGGTCGCCTTCAGCACGTAACGCGCGAATCGAGGATCGCGACCGTCGTCATCGGCGGCCGGCGCTATCGGATCCCGTGCGAGGAGGTCCTCGTCTTCTCGACTCACGGGATCCCGACCGATGGGATCCTCCCGTGTTGCGGTCGGAGTGTCGCCGACATCGGTCCGGAGGATCGGATCTCGGAGATCGCCGAGGCGCTGTCGTGTCCCGGAGGTGGGCGATGATCGCCATCCCGGACGATGGCTCGTCGGGGATCTCGGAGGCGCTCTCGGAGGCTCTCAGGGCGCTAGAGGCGGAGCATGAGCGGAGGGTCGAGGAGATGATTCGCCAGTATCAGGCCGGACCGCCGGCCGCTCCGGAGCCTGATCCGAGAAATCCCCCCCCGGGTACTTGACCGGGGTAGAGCAGTCGTGTATGGTTACTCACGTCGGACGGACCGACACCTAGAACCCGAAGGGGATCCCAATGAACACCACCACCGATTACCAACTCGAAATCTGTCACACGATGGAACAGCAGATCGGCCGGACCAACATCCTCGCCATCTCCGGCGGACGCGTTCAGCGCATCGCCTCGACGACACTCTCGTTCCCGGTCTCATCCGGTTACAGCGTCGAGGTCGAGTACGTCGAGGGTCGCGATCTTTACAGCGTCCGTCGAGTGTTCTCTCGTGGTCTGAAGCAGTGGATCAAAGGCGAGGTTACTCACGTCTACGCCGAGGATCTCGGCGAGACCGCTTACCTCGCCTCGTGCTTCGTCAACGTCGACTTCGGATCGGAGGCGGCACGATGAGCGCCCTCCGATTCACTCGGATCCGTGCCGGATGGTACGAGTCCGGACCGTACGAGACCGACGGGACCTACGTCGTCTCGAATCCCGATCCCGGCTCGTGGATCGTCCGCCGTTGGACCCTCTCCGACGGGATCCTCGACTACGAATTCATCGAGTCCACCGGATCATTCGCCGAGGCGAAACGTCTCGCCAACCTCGACCGCCCCCACACCGAAGGAGCACACTCATGAAATCCGGAGAATGGACACCGGTCCCGGACCTCGACGTCGAGACCGTCATCCAACAGCAGAACAACGGGACAGCGACGATCTTCGTCTCACTCGACGGACTCGTCGTCGCCCACCTCGACATCGTCCCGGTCCCCGACGACGAGCGCCCGTCGATCGAATACGCCGTCGAGATCGACGCCTACGCCTACATGACCGACGCGTTCGAGGGTGAGGTCTACCCGACCCGAATCCACGTCCACGCGTTCCGACAGTCGGCGACGATGATCGAGGAGGTCCTCTCGTGAGCGGTCTCCTCGTATGGCTCGTGTCCCGAGGCGGTCAGATCGTGATCGTCGTCGGGATGACCTCGGTCCTCGTGTACGCCGTGCGCGCCGTCATCCGGGAGGGATTGTGAAGATCGTCTACCGGCACTGGCGGTTCGACTACGACCCGGAGACCGGAGTCGCGATCGTCGAGCGACGACCGGTCCCGGGCAACACTTCGCTATTCGACGGGAGGGACGACTCCGGATGGATCGTCTCCGACGTCGAGCATTTCCCGACGGGACTCTCGACCGATCAGTTCCTCGACGCTATCGACGACCTCGCCGCCGGACGGTTCCTCTCATGATCCGCCAACTCCTCGACGCGATCTCTCGACCCTCGATCTCGGTCCTCGCGACCCTGACCGTCATTACCGGAGCGGCGATCGCCGTCTCGACGAACCTCGGAGTCGGACTCCTCTCGGCCGCCGTGCTCGGAGTCCTTTCTCTCGCCATCACCTCGGAGGCCCAACGATGAGCAGACACGACCACGACAGCAGATTCGCCGAGCAGTGGGAAGAAGCAGCGTGGGACGACGCGACCGTCGAACTCACCTCGACCCTCAATCGAGAGCCAACAGATCAGGAGATCGAGGCACGCGTCGCCGAACTATGGGATCAGGCCGAGGAGATGCGCGCCGAAGCCGACGCCGACCGATGGGCCGAGGCACGCGAGGCACGCTACGAGGCCGAATGGGACCGACGGGTCGACTCGATGTAACTCGTCGAGCCTGATCGCCGACAGTGCGATACGCTCGGCGGCATGACTGACGCCACCCCGACACACGTCGAGGACGATCACGAGGTCGGAGACATTCCGGACCCTGACGCCCTCGGACTCATCCCCCATTTCGACCCTCCGGCCGGCGAGGACCATCCCGACAAGGTCGAGCGATGACGACCGCCGAGCAGGTCCTCGCGTTCGAGGGTGCGCGCCTCAATCAGGGCGGCGACGAAACGTGGAACTGGTATCCCCTCAGCAGAGGGACAGCGTGGTGTATGGCATTTCAGAGCATGGCGCTTTCGGAGTGTGGCATCCCGACCCGGTACGCGTGGGTCTCCGCGTGCTTCGACGCCTATCGTCGACAGGGCCGCAACTCATACGACATCCGCTCGGCGCTCCCGGGCGATCTCGTCGCGTTCGAATGGGGATCCACTCCCGGCGGGTATGACCACGTCGCGATGGTGATCGGACTCACCGAGTCGGGCGCGTGGACTCGCAACGGGAACGTGAACGGATCCCGAGTGAAAGACCTATGGTTCCCGTTCGATGGCGGCGGCATGGCAGAGATCGCGCGCCCCGCATACGACACAACTCCGACACCCGGACCCGGTCCCGCACCGATCGAAACAAAGGATGAAGCCATGTTCCATTTCAAGAATGTCGACGGACGCGACGAGTACATCGCTCTCACTGCCGGCGGACAGGTCGTCGCGTGTTGGTCGGCGACACCGACCGGACCGATCGGTCCGTGGATCGAACTCGTCCCCGGTATCGCCGGCTCGAATCTCGTCGCCGAGAAAACTGTCGACGGTCGACTCTGCGTAACTCTCGCCGCCGTCGGCGAACTATGGGGATCATGGCAGACGACCCCCGGCTCCGGTCCGTGGTGTGACTGGTTCAAGGTGAATGACCTCCGAAAGTTTCTCTCCGACTGATCCGAACCGTCATCCATTGACGCGCGCTCGATCGTTGCTACGCTAACGACGTCGAGTCCGCATCGCGAACCGAGGAAGCACGTATGCCGAAACTTATCGAGATGAACATCGAGGAGACGTCCGGGGTCGATCATCCCGCGCACCTCCGAGAAGGATGGCTCGTCATGAAGGCAACCGACGCCGCCGAGGCCACCGAACTACTCGACGCAATCAGGGCCGCCGCCCAACCAACTAACCCGGAGGAATACCCGATGGAAGATCAGGTTCCCGAGGTCGAGGCCGCCCCGGTCGACGAACTCGCAAAGGCGAACGAACGTATCGCCGAACTCGAAGCAGCGCTCGCCGCTGTCGAGGTCCCCGCAATCGCAGAAACCGCCGACGACACCGTCGACGAGGATCTCCTGAAGTCGGTCCCCGAGGCCGTCCGAAAGATGCTCGACGATCAGGCCGCCGCCGTGACTAACGCTCTCGCAAAGGCCGCCGCCTCAGAAGACGAACTCCGCAAGGAACGCGCCATCCGAGCCGACGAAGCAGCAATCGCAAAGGCCGCAGCGTGGACGTCGCTCTCACTCGACGCCGCTCAGGTCGGACCGATGCTCCGCAAGATGGCAGAGGTCGACTCCGATCTCGCCGCCGCTGTCGAGACTGTCCTCTCCGCCGCCAACGCTCAGGCCGAAAGCGCCGGTATTTTCGCAGAGATCGGTAAGGCCGGTCGTCCCGAAAGCACAGATGCTTACGAGACGCTCGAAGGTCTCGCGAAGTCGGCACTCGAAGCCGGCATCTCCCCCACGTTCGAGCAGGCGTTCGTCAAGGTCGCCGAGCAGAACCCCGACCTGTACGCCCGTCATCTCAATGAGAAAGGTGCCTGAACATGGCATACGAAATCAGTAACTACGCCGTCAAGGTGACCCGCGTCGCGGGCGCTGATCTCTCGGCACTTCAGTACACATTCGTGAAGCAGAACTCCGCCGGTTCAGTCGTCGCGGTTGCCGCCGCAACTGACATTCCGCTCGGTGTTCTTCAGAACGCTCCGACCTCCGGTCAAGAAGCCGAAGTTCTTGTAACTGGTGGCACGAAGTTGAAGGCCGGCGCGACGATCACGCTCGGTACTCACTTCATTCTCGGCACCACCTCCGCAGGAGCAGCGACACCGCTCGCAGCAGGAACCGATACCACGAAGTACATCCTCGGTGCTCCGCTCGCTACCGCAGCGTCCGGCGACATCATGTCCGCAATCATCAACTGCGCCGCCCCCGGCCGCGCCGCCTGATCGGAAACTAGAAAATGCCTCAGCCAAACCTCAATCAGGTTCACGTCGACGCACCACTGACGAACATTTCCATCGCCTACCTTCAGGCTCAGGAAAACTTCATCGCCAACAAGGTGTTCCCGGTTATCCCGGTCGACAAGAAGTCAGACAAGTTTTTCGTCTACACGAAGAACGACTGGTTCCGTGACGAAGCACAACGTCGCGCAGACGCGACCGAGTCCGCCGGATCCGGTTACAACCTGACGACCTCCTCCTACAGTGCGGACGTGTTCGCATTCCACAAGGACGTAGGCGATCAGACCCGTTACAACAGCGACACACCGCTCGTTCCGGATCGTGAAGCGACCGAGTTCGTGACCTCTCGTCTCCTCCTCCGCCAAGAAGTTCAGTTCGTTTCGGACTTCATCAAGAGCGGCGTATGGGGAACCGACTGGGTCGGCGTCGCTGGTACACCGTCAACCGCGGAGTTCAAGCAGTGGAGCGACTACGCCAACTCTGACCCGATCGAAGACATCGAGTCCGGCAAGGAAGCGATTCTCGGAGCCACTGGCTTCATGCCGAACACGCTCGTTCTCGGTTATCAGGTCTACCGCAAGTTGCGTAACCATCCCGACCTTGTCGACCGCATCAAGTACACCTCGTCGAACGTCATCACGACCGACATCATGGCCCGCCTGTTCGACGTCGAGCGTGTGCTCGTGTCGTCGTCAGTTCGTGCCACGAACGCAGAAGGCGCGACACCGGCCTACGCGTTCAACACTGGCAAGAGCGCACTACTCACCTACTCAGCACCGAACCCGGGTCTTATGACTCCTTCGGCCGGTTACACCTTCGCATGGCGCGGAGTGTCCGGTAACCTCGGCGCTACTGTCGGCGTGAGTCGTATCCGCATGGAGTCACTGAAGGCCGACCGCATCGAAGGCGAACTCGCTTTCGCTAACAAGGTCACCGCCGCCGATCTCGGTTTCTTCTTCGGTACCGCTGTAGCCTGATCCTTCACGCTGTCGATCGCCGGTCCCGTCCTCCTCTCGGTGGGACAGGGCCGGCGATCTTCGCGTACAACCTGAAACGAAAAGAGTCTCCCCGTGAGCATCCCAACAGTAGGCCCGCATCGCGTCCGACGTCCGTTCGACTGCGATGGGCGCCGCATGATCCCCGGCGAAATCGTCGACGTAACGGAATATCGGAACGCGTTCCAACTCGTCGACCGTGGCTACCTTGTCGCCGCACCGGACGAGATCGTCGACGCGCCGAAACCCGTCAAGAAGGCCGCCGCTAAGAAAGCACCGGCAAAGAAGACCGCCGTGAAACGCTCGACGCGTGTCGAGTCCACGCCGTCGGGAAAGATCGTTCACGTCGACAAGACGGCACCGGTCGAAGACTAATCTCATGACCTGTATCGTCGGTCTCGAACACGACGGACGGGTAACGATCGGCGGAGACGCGGCCGCCGTCGGGGAGATGCGGATCGTCGCTCGTGTCGATCCGAAAGTTTTCCGGGTCGGTCCCTATCTCATCGGTTTCACCGAGTCGTTTCGGATGGGTCAGTTACTCCGGTTCACGCTCGACGTCCCGGAGCAGACCTCGACCGCTGACGACTTCGAGCATCTCTGTACCGTGTTCGTCGACGCTGTCCGACAGTGCTTCCGCGATGGCGGAGTCGCCCGAGACGATCACGGCGAGGAGACGGGAGGATCGTTTCTCGTCGGATACCGGGGCGCTCTCTATTGTGTCGACGACGACTACCACGTCGGACGATCAGTCCTCGGGTATGAGTCGATCGGATGCGGATCCGAGTTCGCTCTCGGATCGTTAGCGTCCACGACCGGCAACCCTCGACGTCGGATCCTGACCGCCCTCGCCGCCGCCGCGCTACACTCGGTCGGGGTCTGCGAACCGTTCACGACTCTGAGCATCTGAACGCGGGAGTTCAAACGATGGCATTCAGTGGGCGACAGTTTTTCAAGAACTCTGATCGTGGGGACTGGCAGTCGGCGACCGACGCTCTCGAAACCGGATTCGCTTTCGGTTTCTATGGTGCTTTCTCAGACTCGACGACTCAGACCATCACGGCGAACACCGCTACGCCGATGACGTTCGACACGACCGAGGAGTCTTTCGGCGTGTCTATCGGATCGCCGTCGAATCGGATCGTGATCGCTAACCCCGGCACATACAACGTTCAGTTTTCGGCGCAACTCGACAAGACCGACGGCGGATCCGATGACGTCACCGTATGGCTCGACGTCGACGGGGGCAACGTGGCACGGTCGGCGACCGATCTCACCATTCCCAACAATCCGGGACGAATCGTCGCCGCTTGGAACTGGGTCTACACGTTCACTGCCGGACAGTATTTCCGGCTCGTGTGGTCAACACCGGATAGCAGTATGCGGTTACTCGCGAGCGGCACGAGAACCGGCCCTATCCGACCGGCGGTCCCGTCCGTGATCCTGACGGTTACGCAGGTCGGAGCAGTCCGGTAGGACCATACCCCCGTTCATCTCGCTCGTCGGTAAGAATGGATCCCATGACAACGCCCACCACCCCGAACGCCGACGCTCTCTCCTCACTCGTCGAGGGACACCGAAACACTTGGTACGCGCGCGGGTGCTCTGTTGGTCGAGTCATCATCGACCTCGACCCCGGCGAGTATCGGACCCGGCTCGTCGGATACATCAACCTGCCCGTAGAGGAACTGACACACGCTCCGATCATCGCCGCCGTGAACGAAACCCTCGGGATCAGTCTCCGCCCCGACACGCTCGGCCGTCACCGCCGGCGCTCGTGCTCGTGTCCCGATGAGGCGTACTCGTGAGCGATCCATACGAGGAGGCGATCTCGATCCCGGGTCAGGATCCCGACGCTCTCGAAAAGGCTCTCCGACGCGCTGACCGTCGCCCCGCTCCGGCGCCGGCGGGATGGGAGTCCGGCATCGCGTGGGATGGGTCCGAAGGTCAGATCACGACCGGACCTCTCGACGTCGAGCCGAACGACGCCCTATGGGCCGAACTCCTCGCCGACTGGAACCTCGACCCGACGACGACCGAGGTCGTCCCCGGCTCGATTCAGGTTCGGGGATGGGATGCGAACATCGGCGGCGGAGAGATCCGTCGTCTCCGCTATTACCGGGCGACGATCCGACAGCGCTCCGCCGAGGTGTCGATCGACCGGGCCGACGTCGACGAACTCTGTCGCCTCGCTCTCGGTCGCAAGGCGCGCACGGTCCCCGAGGTCGACTCTGAGGACGTCTCTCTCGTCGTCCCGCTCTCCGACTGGCAGATCGGCAAGGGCGAAGGCGGAGGGTCTCCGGCGGCCGTGGAGAGGATCAGTCGAGGTATCGACGCGATGGTCGACAAGGTCCGAGAAATGAAACGCGCCGGTCGAGCACCGGGCGCTATCTATCTCCTCGGCATGGGCGACACCCTCGAAGGATGCTCCGGCTTCTACCCGATGATGGAGTTTCAGACCGACCTCGACAACCGAGAGCAGAAACGAGTCGTCCGTCGCCTATGGCTCCGAGGTGTCGACGTCGCCGCCGCACTGGTCCCGAGAGTCGTCATCGCCGGCGTTCCCGGCAATCACGGCGAAGCACGACGCGACGGCAAGGCGTACACGACGTGGACCGATAACTCCGACCTAGCGGTAATCGAGGAGACCGCGGAAATCTGCGCGGCTAACCCGGAGCGTTACGGTCATGTCTCGACAGTCCTAGCGCGCGACCTGACTCTCGTCCTCGGCGTGTCAGGCGTGAACGTCGGACTCGCTCACGGACATCAGTTCGGCCGAGGTGGAGGTCACGCCGCAGCGAAGGCCGAGAAATGGTGGACCGGTCAGATCATGGGTCGGCAACCGATCGCCGACGCTGACATTCTCATTACCGGACATCTCCACCACCTCGTAATCGCCGAGTCCACCGGGCGGACCCATATTCAATGCCCCGCGCAGGATGGCGGTTCGTACTGGTGGACCGCTCAGACCGGGAGCCATTCGCCGTCGGGGCAACTCATGTTCGGAGTCGGACGCGGTTACGGTGCTCGCGGGTGGGGAGACCTCGACATCGTAGGATGATCCGGTAACGTCCCCGACCCCTATCCCGACGACCCGGAGTTCTAGTCCGTGATCCCGACTTCCATCTACATTGCCGGCCCTATGCGCGGCATACCTCAGTTCAATTTCCCGTCGTTCGACGCGGCACGGATGCGACTCGGCTCCGCCGGATGGAATGTCCGATGCCCCGCCGAACGTGACCGAAACGCCGACTTCGATCCGGTCGGACTCACCGGCCGAGAGGATCTCGACGAGATCGGATTCAACCTCCCCGACGCGCTGAAACATTGTTTCTTGGATGTCCTCGACGTCGACGCCGTCGCTCTCCTCCCCGGTTGGACAGGCTCAGAAGGAGCACGCGCCGAGGCGCACGTCGCCGCCCTCACCGGCCGCACCCTCTACCAGTTCTTTCAACACCGGCCGATCATGCTCGAACCGCTCGACGGAATCGAAATCGTGACCCGTGTCGAGACGATGCTCCGATGACCGACCTCCCCGAGCATGACTCCGGAGACGAGGCACTCCGACGCGAGGTCGACGACGCGACCCTCGACGAGCAACTCCGAAACGATCGCCTCACTCGACGATGGCGGCGATTCATTCGCAACCTCCGAGACCTCTCGGATGGTGCTCATGACTGACCGACGAGCAGAAGTCCGCTATGTCGACCCCACCACCGGCGGCGAGAAGGGAACGAAACTCGCCCGCTTCGACCTGATCCCGGAGATCCCTCTCTACGCGCTGGCAGAGCATTACGGCCGAGGCGCCGGCAAATACGACGACCACAACTGGCGGCGCGGCTATCCGTGGTCGATCTCGTTCGCCGCTCTGAACCGTCATCTTTGGACATGGTGGAACGGCGAGGACGAGGATCCTGAACTACACTCTCATCATCTCGACGCCGTCGCGTGGCACGCTTTCACGCTCCGCGAGTTCGCCGTTACCCGCCCCGGTCTCGATGACCGACCGACGTTCGCACGCGGCCGCCTTTGGATGCCGCCCGAGGAGGAGTCGAAAACATGACGTGGACCTACTCAGGGAACCCGGCCGCCAACGATCGCGACGCCGTCCGTTTCCTCGTCGCTGACACTGACTCGACCGACCCTCTCATCACCGACGAGGAGATCGCCTATCTCGTGGGGCTGTACTCCGAGGCACCTCTCGCCGCTGTCGGCGCCGCCCGTGCCATCGCAGCGAAGTTCTCCCGGGAGTCAGATCAGGCCCGCAACGTCGGCGACCTCTCGCTATCCGAGTCGCTGTCGCAGAAGTCGGCTCAGTACCACCACCTCGGCGACCATCTTCAGGGTCTCTCCTCCGCTATCACTCTGCCACCGATTGCGAAAGCGAACGCCGGCGCGCTCGGCGCCGAGTTCACGATCGGCCTCCTCGACAAGTTCACACTGTAACGATGGCGATCGAAACTCTCCTCTCCGACCTGATGGTCGAGTCGATCACGATCGCCAACGTCTCGACCATCGACTCGTATGCGAAACACTCCTACGCATCTCCGACGACTGTCACGAAATGTCGAGTTCAGACCGGGGCGCACAAGGTCACCGATCAGAACGGACAGGAAATCGTCGCCACCGGAAAGGTGTACATCGCGTCGAGTCCGACCGTGACACCCGCCTCGAAGATAACACTCCCCGACGGATCCGTTCCTCGTGTGCTGACTGTCGACCGTTTCACCGACGAGCGCGGATCTCATCATACCTGTATCCATTACGGGGCCTGACGATGGCGGCAACGAACTTTTCAGTTTTCGGAACGGAGGTCATGCTCGCCCGTCTGAAAAAGATGCGAACCGACGTCCCGAAAGAACTGAACAAGGCTCTGTATCGGGAGGCTCAGGCGATCTTCAGGAAATCGCAACGTCTCGTTCCGGTCGATAAGGGATTCTTGAAAGGCTCCGGAGTCGTCGAGGGACCAACGAACAACGAAGTCCTCATCGGTTACGGCGGACCGGCCGCCCCGTACGCTCTCTATGTCCACGAGGACCCCGACGCGCAACACGCTAAAGGAAAGACCTACAAGTTCCTTGAAATCCCGCTGATGGAGGCGCGCCCCGGCATGGAGAAACGACTCGCCGACGCGCTCGATCGCGCCGCCGAAGGGAAAGACTCCGGAGACGCCGCCGCCGCCGAGGGTCAGTCCGCCGACGAAAACACTGAGGTTCCGAAATGAGCGAAGTTCTCGACGTGATCGGATCGGCGTTACAGAGCGCCGGCATCGGAACGCTCGGCTCGACGATCTTTCTCTCGCGCTCTCCGGCGTCTCCGGATGCTGTCGTCACGATCTACGAGACTGGCGCCGGCTATCCGCTCTACACTCAGGGCAGCACGTCCGGCGCCGCTCTGATCGTGGCGAACCTTCAGGTCGTCGCTCGTGCGGCACGCGAGGACTATCAGGCGGCCCGAACCAAGATCGCCAACGTGACCGCCGCTCTCGAAGCACTCTCGAACTCGACTATCTCGGGGATCCTGATCCTCCGCGTCGAGCAGGTTGGCACCCCGTCGCCTCTCGGACTCGACGACAACGATCGACCACGCGTCGCGATGACCTACACGGTGACGTATGACGACTGACCCGGATCTCCTCCGAGCGGTCGCGCTGTCGTTCGATGCGGCGACGCGTGCGCTCGACTCGTGTCGGATCTTGCTCGGTCGACTGATCGACGCCGGCGCCCCGATGACCGACGACGAACTCGACGAGGACGAGAGTCCTCGACCGTGCTCTCACTCTGACGCCGTCGAGGTCTCGACTCTCGGCGATCAAGGTCCCGTATTTCTCTGCCCCGATTGCGGCGAACAGTTCTCATGATCGAGGACACTCCTCGCGACCCGTACGGTCGAGGCGCCGAGATCGACGAGGGTGTTCGGTGCTGGCGATGCGGTCGACTCCTCGCCGAGACGCTGTCCCGTCCGTGGCGTATAAAGTGTCCACGATGTAAGGCGCCCAACGCGGCGTAACGGTTTCGTCGGCGACGCCCCGCTTCCCCTCGGATGGCGCCCGACGATGATCCCGGCGGAGTCTCAGCCCTCCGCCGGGATCGCCCCCCGCCATAGCGGGAGCGCCGGTCAGGTGATACGGTTCGAGCGTTGTTCGTGTCCACCGTGACCCCGACCGCCGGCCTCGTGTGTCCTCGTGACCCCTAAGCGGTACGGGATCACTCGCGCCCTACGGAGGCATTCGATGGCCCGCTACCGCATCACCGGAGGCCCAACCGGCGACGCCGGACTCGATTACAAGGCGAAGCGCGCCGAGGTCGGAGACGTCGTCGAGGATCTCCCTCGTGACTCGATCAAGTGGCTACGAGAGCAGGGGTACGTCGAACTCGTCGGCAAAGACTCCGACGCCGTCGAACCGACCGAGGAGGTCGCTAACTAATGCCATTCCGTCACGGTAAGAACACCCGGGTTCTGATTGGATCGTCGGACCTGTCCGCGTATTTCCGAGAGACGTCCATTTCCTCATCCGTCGAGACCGCCGAGACGACCACGTTCGGAGTCTCAGGAGACGCCAAGACCTATGTAACCGGCCTCAGCGACTCGACCGTTTCGATCTCCGGTCTGTTCGACGATGACACCGGCGCCGCCGACGATGTCATCTCGGCCGCTCTCGGATCCGACACCGACGTCGTGTTCACGATCGCTCAGGACGGCGGACTCGTCGTCGGCCGACGCTGTCTCCTCGGACAGTCGATCGAGACGAAGTACGACATCTCCTCCCCCGTCGCCGACGTCGTCTCGACGTCCCTCGACCTTCAGTCCGACGGCGAGTCAGTCCACGGTTTCGTCCTCGCAGCGTCCGACGTGATCTCGTCGACGTCGACCGGGACATCCGTCGACGGGATCGCCTCATCCTCGAACGGCGGCATCGCGACGCTTCACGTCACCGCCAACACCCGGAACGGGAACATCACGGTCAAGGTCGCCCACTCGGCCGACAACGTCACGTTCGCCGATCTCGCTACTTTCTCGGTCGTCTCCTCGACGACCAAGACCTCCGAGCGACTGTCCGTCGCCTCGGGAACAACGGTCAACCGATACCTTCGAGTGTCGTACACCGTCGCCGGCTCGACCGGCTCCGCAACCATCGCCGCCGCTTTCGGTCGGCGCTAATCCCGAGGAGGGAACACAATGGCATTTCGTCACGGTAAGAACGCATCATTCAAGGTCGACAACTCGGGCGGCACGCTGACCGACATTTCGACATACATCCACGAGGTCAGTCTCCCGCGCTCAATCGAGACCGCAGAAACCACGACCTTCGGTGTCACTGGCGGAGCGAAGACATACGTCGTCGGTCTGAACGACTCGACGATCACCGTCTCAGGTAAGTTCGACTCGACAGTCGACGCTCACCTCGCCGGCATCCTCGGACAAGAAGCCACCGTCTCATTCGAGTACGGCCCCGCCGGTACGACCGTCGGTTACGTCAAGTTCACCGGCGAAGCCATCATGACGAAGTACGATCTCTCGTCACCGGTCGGAGATGTCGTTTCCTTCGGATGCGACTTTCAGATCACTGGTCCCGTAACTCGCGGCACCTTCTAAGAAACCTGAAAATAAGGAGTGACCTAGTGTCCATTCGTGAGCAGATCCTAAACGCCGACGACATCGAAACCGAACTCGTGGAGGTTCCCGCTTGGGGAGTCACCGTCGAGATCCGTTCGATGGATGGTCGGAGTCGAACCCGTCTCCTGAAAAGCGCCTCCGACAACGACGGCGTAATCGACATGGAACGGATGTATCCGGAAATGGTGATCCTCTGCTCGTTCGACCCGGAGTCCGGCGAACGGATCTTCACCGCCGATGACGTCGACGCTCTGCTGTCGAAGTCCGCCGCTCCTCTCGAACTCCTCGCAACCTCGGCGATGCGCGTCTCCGGCATGACTGGAGACGCTGTCGAGGTCGCGGGAAAAGACTCGCCCTCGATCACGAGCGACGATTCATCTACGAACTAGCGGAGAAACTCGGACGGACCGTCTCGGAACTCCTCGATGGATCTCCGGGACACCGTCCGATTTCATCCGCCGAAATAACCGAATGGGCCGCCCTATGGAAACTCCGGGCGGAGGAACACGAGGCCGCACAGCGGCGCGCTAGGAGGTAGCACGGATGGCCGCATCGTTCGACATCGTCGCCAAACTACGCGCCGACACTTCGCAGTTCATCGCCGGACTGAAAGGCGGAGAGGTCGCGACCACGAAGTTCGCCGGAGCGATGGGCGGGGTAACTCAGGCGGTCGCCGTCGGCACCGCCGCCGCCGTCGCCACTGCCGGCGTTCTCCTGTTCAAACTCGGAAACTCATTTCACGACGCTTACAAAGTGATCCGGGTCGAGACCGGTCAAACCGGCGAAACACTGAAAGGACTGGAGCAGTCTTTCAGGAACGTGTTCGCCAACACCCCGTCGTCGATGAAAGACGTCGGGACAGTCATCGCCGACCTGAACACGAAACTCGGACTCACCGGGAAACCTCTCGAAGAAGTGTCGCTTCAGATCTTGAAACTGTCGCGCATGACCGGCACCGACCTGAAGGGAAACATCGAATCGGTCACGACCGTGTTCAAGAACTTCGGTGTCGCCGCCGCCGATCAGAAAGATTCTCTCGATCTTCTCTACCGTGCGTCGGCGACGTCCGGGGTCGAGGTGTCGTCTCTCGCAGATCAGATGGCGAAGTCCGGTATCGTCCTTCGTCAACTCGGATTCGATTTCGATTCGACGGCCGCTCTCATGGGGACACTCGCGAAGTCCGGTATCGAGGTGCGCGACATCCTGCCGGCGATGACGAGAGCGCTCGCCACCGCCGGAAAGCAAGGCATCGACGCTAAGACGATGTTCCAATCGACGTTCGACGCGATCAAGAACGCAAAGGATCCGACCGAGGCGACCGGCATCGCACTAGAAGTTTTCGGCGCGAGAGGCGGTCCCCGATTAGCGGCCGCCATCATGGAAGGAAAACTTTCTTTCGAGGAGTACATGGCGACGATCGTCAACGGGACCGACACGATCTCGAAAGCATCGGGGGACGTGTCGACATTCGGCGGGAAACTCTCGATCATGTCGCACCGATTACAACTAGCGTTCGAGCCTCTCGCTACAGCAGTGTTTCAAGGAATGAACACGGCGATGAAACTCATGATGCCGATCCTCACCGAAGCGACCGATTTCCTCGGCGACATGGTTCAGGCGTTTCTTGCTCTGCCGAAACCGATCATGCTCGCCCTGCCCTCGATCGCGTTGTTCGTGCTGGCCGTGAAAGGTTTCACAGCGCTAAGCGGTCTCGTTTCAGGTATGGCTACATCGATCATCGGATCGTTCGGCGTGATGGCCGGCGCCGCCGGAGGCTATGCCGCGTCATTCCTAGCGGCGATGGGACTCTCAGAGGCCGCCGCCCTGAAGGCGGGATACGCGATTCAGTCGGCACTCGGTCCGATCGCGATCGCTCTCGGCGTCGCGTTCATCGCTTTCACCGTTTGGAACAAGAGTCAGAAAGAGGCGGAGCAGCACGCTAAAGATTTCGCCGGCTCACTCGACGAACAGACCGGCGCGTGGACTAAGAACACCGACGCCGTCGTCGCCAACAAACTCGCCGCCGATGGCACGATGAACAATCTGACTTCCGCCGGCATCAGTATGGACGCGTGGCGTAAGGCCGTCGAAGGTGGCACCGAGGGAATGATCTCGGCGTCGGAAGCGTACACGTTGCTCTCCTCGCGCTCGGGCGAAACGATGAGAGTTACCGAGATGATGGCGCAGCAGCACCGCAACAATCTCGACAAAGGTACCGGGGCCGAACGGCGCGCTACACAACTTCAACTCGAAGCAGTCGAGCAACGTCTCGCCGCACAGAAAGCATATTTCGACGAACTCGAAAACGGCGGCAACGCCGTAAACGCATTACTCGCGCAGATGTCCATTCAGGGTGTCCTTACCGCTGAGATCGCCGACCAACTCCGCACCGAAACAGCAGAGTACGCAAAGAAACAAGAGATGCTGAAAGCGGTCGGCATCTCTCAACTCATGTCGACCGGACTCGACAAAGACGCCGCAACCGAGGCGTATAACCTCGCGACGGCGAACAAGGCCGTAGCGGACTCGATCAAGGCCAAGCACGACGCGCAGAAAGCAGCGCTCGATCCGATGTTCGCCAACCTCGACGCCTTGAAAAAGATGAAAGAGGCGCAGGTCGAGTACAACGCTATTGAAAAAGACGGATCGAAAACGCAGGCTGAAAAAGAGGAGGCGTATTACAAACTCGTGGCCGCAACCGGAGCGTACTCGGACACTCTCAACGACCTAGAGGTCGGACTGAAAAACGGAACCGTCACACAAGAACAGGTTCAGGGTCGTCTTCAGGAACTGATCCGTCTCGGCATCGACCCGGGATCGGATGCGTTCAAACGTCTCGCCGCTCAGGTCGATTTCGCTCAGGCCGGGATGAAAGATCAGCAGGGCGTTTCGTTGACCGCGATCGCAGCGTTCGAGGAAATGAAAAAGAAGGGACTCGATCCGTCGTCGGAGGCCGCCGCTCATCTTCAGCAGAAGATCAAAGAGGCCGGGTACACGGCGATGCTCGTCAACGGAACTTACGTGATGATGGAAATGTCGCTCGACGATAAGCAGGTCAGATGGAAAACCGAATGGCTCATGTCTCAGCGCGACGAAAACGGTTTCATTCCTCTCGGAGCGATCTTCAATCTTCCTCAGTTCGCTAAAGGTGGGCCGGTCGGAGCGAACGCGCCGATCATCGTCGGCGAAAAAGGGCCTGAAGTCTTTATGCCGTCGAGCGCCGGGAAGATCATCCCGAACAACGCTCTCGCCGGTCTGTCCGCCGGGGGCGGTTCGATGATGTCGGGCGGCAACGTGTACGAAATCAACGTGAACGTATCGGCGACCGCCGACTCGGCGTCCGTCGGCCGAACAATCGTCGAGGCAATCTCAGCATTCGAGAAACGCTCCGGCGCCGGATGGCGCTCGTGACCGTCACGCTCTACAACGGGGTTCAACTAAAGGTCGACCTCAGTTTCGCAACCTCCACCGCCGGCGTAAACACTGTCCCGTACAACGCTCTCGCCGCCGACATCGTATGGACTGATGTCACCGACAGGGTCCGAGGAGTGTCGATTCAGCGTGGACGATCGAACGAACTGGACACTTTCTCGACGGGTTCGGCGATGGTCGAACTCGATAACCGGGACCGGCGTTTCGATCCTGATTTCGGTCCGGCAACGGCGACGTTTCCCGGGACCTCAGGAAACTTTCTTTCGACACCTCACGCGGCGAAATGGGCGATCACCGGCAACCTCGACATTTCTATCCGGTGCGCTCCGGTTAGTTGGGCAAGCGGTACAGAGCAGAGTCTCGTAGCGAAAGAAGACAGCGGAGCAAGCCTTCAATGGCGACTGTCGATTTCCTCGATCGGGCGTCTACGTTTGTCGTACTCGACTAATGGCAGCACACAGGTGAACGTCGACTCGACAGTCGCTACCGGATTTTCCGATGGCGCGTCGCGTTGGGTTCGAGTGACGCGCTCCTCCTCGACCGGAAACGTAATCTTTTACACCGCTCCGGACTCCCCGATCCCCCCCGTCACTTGGACACAACTCGGAGCGACTGTCGCATCCGTGACGACGGCGTACTACAACGGAACATCGCGAATCGAAATCGGCTCGCGATTCAACGGGAATACCGAGCGATTCACCGGAGTCGTTCGACGCGTGCTCGTGTCCTCGACGATCGGAGGCGCCGCTATCGGCGACTTCGACCCGTCTCTCGTCACATCCTCCACGTCGACGACCGTGGTCGCCGCCACCGGCGAGACGTGGACCCGAAACGTCTCCGGCAGTCCGGCGGCATCGTGGACCGTTGGCAGTCCATACCACGGGGCGTTGTCACCGATGCGGCCGATCCGGATCTCCGCCGTCGCTCCCGGTCGAGGAATGGAATCCATGTTCGTGGGATTCGTCGACGGATGGCCGCAACAGTACGACCCTCCACGCCTCGCGACCGTGACGCTTTCATGCTCCGACGCGTTCAAGGTTCTTTCGCTGATTCCTCTCGGCTCGGCATGGGTCGACACTGTCCTCGCTGACACGCCGCGCGCGTGGCTCCGAATGAACGAGGCGTCGCAGTCGGCGACTATCTCGAACACGGCCGTGAAATACACGATCTCGGATCCGATGGCGGGAGTCGCGTCTCCACCGTTCGACAACAATCCCGGTTACTATTACACGACGAGTTACGTAGCCTCGTCGGGAGAGCAGGCGCCTTCGGTCGTGCTTTCGGATACGACGGATTTCTCGCAACGATTCGACGGAACGAAATGGGTCGAGGCGCTGTCGACGGGTCTGTTCACGACGCCGGTGAACTATCGCAATCAGTATTACGGGGTGCCTTTCACCGGATGCGAACTCACTTTCGCGATGGACATTCTTACGCCGTGGCCGGGGTCGTACGGACTATGCGCGTTCGGCGGTCCGACCGGATACATCCGTCTCGGAGCGTACGTTTCGGTGAGCAGTGGCGGAACCGCCACGTTGTTCGTTCTTGTGATGACAGCAGGGTTTCCGACTGTTCAAGTGTTTTCTAGTGTCATCGGATCCCTTGTCCCGTGGGTATGGAGCGCTCTCGGACCGAAGCACCTCATGTTCGGGCAGGACTCCGGCGGCACTGCGCGCGCCTATCTGAACGGCGTCGCGATGACAGCGCTTACGACGTTCGTGTCGCCGAGCGGATGGGAACGATGGAAGGTCGGTCACAACTACAACACCGGATCGGCGACATACACGGCGGCGTCTCCTTTCAAGGGCGACATCGACGAAGTTATCCTCTACGATCGTGTGCCATCGGCGGCGCGTGTCGCGGCGCATTACGACGTCTTCAAGAGCGGTGCCGGCGAGACAACCGGGACACGCGTGAACCGGGTCCTCTCGCAGATCGGTTGGCCGACCGACGCGCGCGACGTCGACACAGGTGATTCGACTGTTCAGTCGTACATTCCGACTGGCTCGGCGCTGTCGTATCTTCAAGAGATGGAGCGCGCAGAGGTCGGGAAACTTTTCATTGACCGTTACGGGCGTCTGTCGTTTCAGTCTCGAAGCGATCTCAATCTGAACCCGTCATACAACACGACTCAGGTCTCGCTCACCGATTCGCAGTATGTCGACTTCCAACCGAACTTCACGGATCAACTCATCAAGAACTCGATCGAGATCACACGCGAGGGATCACTTCCGCAGTTCCGAAACGATTCGGTTTCAGAGGGTCAGTACTTTCTTCGTCCCGAGAACATCACCGGACTTCTGAACGATGAGGACGGAACGATCGCGTACATGACCGAGGCTCGTCTTTCCGCTTACGCTTATCCTCGACCTCGTGTCGACTCGGTCGCGATCATGCCGCGCGGGTCGGGACTATGGAAAGAGGTCATCGAGTATGACATCGGAACCCGTGTCTCGACGACTCGATCGCCTCAGGGTATTTCGCCGGCGATCACACGAACCGCGATCATTGAAGGCATACAGCACGAGATCACGCCGTCGAACTGGATGACGACATGGCTTCTATCGCCGTCAGAGGTGAGCGACTTCCTCGTCCTCGATAACCCTGAACTAGACAAGGTCGGTTCGGCGTCGGCTCGGTTAGGCTACTGAAATGGCATGGGTAAGACCGACGAAATGGTTCGGTGGGGAGTCCCCGACCGCCGCCAAGTGGAATCAAGAACTGCGCGACAACATGAACGCGCACGGAAAAGACAAACCGTTTTTCGCTGGAACTGCGAAGGCGACGAACACACTCGTCAGCGGAACCGCCTTGCCGGTCACATGGGACACGGTTCAGGATCCGTACACGATGAAATCGGCGGCGGTTCAGTCGCGTATCTCCGCTCCGGCAGGTTGGCCGGGACTGTACTTCGTGAGCGCGAACGCGGCGTTCTCTGCGAATGCGACCGGGTTTCGTCGCCTTCAAATAAAGACGACGCGCACGACTCCTTCGTCCGGGATCATTTCGTCCCACATCTCGAACAACACGTACGTGTTTCAGCAGCACTGGATGACGATCTCAGGTTTCGTTCTGTTGAACGCTACGACTGATTACATCACGCTCGAGGCATGGCAGAACAGCGGGGCGAATCTGACACTGGGGAACTACAACGAAATGACTGTCATGTATGTCGGCGAAAGCGAATGGGCGGTCTGACCGATGCCGTGGACTAATCCGAAAACGTGGGTCACTAATGAGGACACCACCGCCGCACTTCTCAACACTTACGTTCGAGATAATCTCATGATGTTCGGGCCGTCGCGTCCGAGCGCGTGGGTCTGTCAGTCGGCGGCTACGAGCATCGCTAACGGAATCTTTTCCGGAACGAATCCTCTGTTCGCTTTTGAACTATGGGACACCGACGGGTTTCACTCCACGACAACCAATACCGATCGACTCACGGTTCCCGCCGGAATGGATGGTTTCTATCTGATTCAGGGGAGCATAAACTTCGCAGCAAACGCAACAGGGAAACGAATCGTCCTTCTCTACACCGTCGGGAGCATCTCGGGCCTTCGTGCGAATCGTGCGACCGACGCGTCGAACTTCGCAGGTGGGCAGTCAGTAGTCGGCGTGTCGCTATTGTGTTACATGAACGCCGGCGACTACACCTATCTTGCCTGTACGCAAGACTCCGGCGCAGCGCTCAACACTAGCGGCAACTTTACGTCGTGGTTCTCGATTACGTGGCTCGGAAAGGATCCGTTCTAATGCCGTGGACTAACCCGCCGACATTCGCAGCAAACACCGTCCTGAAAGCGCCGACGATGAACAACGTCGTGCGCGACAATCTTCACAGCCTCGGACATCTTCGACCGGGGGCGCGCATCTCGCGCAACTCGACCGGACAGAATCTATTCAGCGGGACACCGGCAAACGTTCTGTTCAACAGCATCGACTGGAACTCGCCCGGATCAGTCGTCGCGATCGGACCGCTCGCGCCTCTCCCCGCAGAAACGGATCGGATCACGGCGACTATCGCCGGTGTCTATCTCGTGTCCGGGACTGTCGAGTTCTCGTCGAACGCAACTAACAGCCGACAGGTCATCGGGTATCAGCAGACTGGAGCCGGCGCTAATCAACTCGGAGGTGTCACCGATCGCGCCGTGAGCGGTTTCGCTCACACGATGAACTTTCAGTTCATAACTTGGTATCTGACCGTTGGAGACTATGTCTTCATTCAGGCGAATCAGAACTCAGGTTCTACCCTCACTGTCGGAACGAATAGTAATCTCAGCATGGTGCTACTGAAAGCGATCTAGTGACATCGGCGACACGCGCCAATACACTCGAATGGTGCTCTCCGCTCTCGACCTGATTCCCGACGCGTGGCAGACCGGACCGCTGAACGAGATCGTTCTCATCGGTGCGGTCCTCGCCGCTCTCGCTGTCATCGTGCGCGTGCTCGTGCTCCCCGTGTGGAGATGGGTTCGTCGGATCTCGTCGGGGATCGAGACCGCGGTCGATCGTCTGTCCGATGTCCCCGTTCACGATGAGCGGATCGACATCATCGAACGTAAGATCGAGGAGATCGTCGAGGCGCTCCGACCGACCAACGGCGACCGACGCTCGATCTCTGATCGTCTCGACACCGTGAAGCAGCAGACCGCCGCCAACTCGGAGCAGATCCGAGACCTCCGACAAAGACTCGACACAACTCCCGAAGGAGCCTCATCATGACCCCCACCGCTTACGGCCGCTCTCTGATCCGGACGATCGTCCCGATCGCTGTCGGCGCTCTCGTCGGATGGTTCGCTACGCGAGGTGTCGAGATCGACGCCTCGACGATCATCCCGGCGATCGACGCCGCCGTCGCCGCTATCTATTACGCCGCTGTCCGTGCCGCCGAACAGAAATGGCCGAAGGCCGGATGGATGCTCGGATCCCCGGGAGCGCCGTCATACGCTCCGGCTGGTGGATCGGGCGCAACTCCCGCCGGGATCGTCCCGGTCGTCTCTCCGGACGTCTCAGAGGGTCCTACGGGGTCGGCTGTCTGATCGTCGAGGATGTCCGGTCGGGATCCGGTCCCGGCCGGATGATTGACCTCGGGAGAAATCTCCCCGCATGACTTGACCGGGGTAGAGGAGTCGTGTAGGCTTCAGTCAGTCGAGGACGGACCTCGGCACCTAGCACCCTCGGAGGGTCGCCATGAACACCACCGCCGTTTCACTTTCAAACTTCCATCCGAATACCCATCTCTGCGGTCAGTCGTGCCGCCGCCGAGCGGACATCGCTGGAACATGGTCCCAGTACCCATGTAACAAACCCACCACCCACCTACTCATCAACACCGACAACGGTGAAGTATGGGCGGCTAGTTGTAAGAGATGTTTGCCGAAGGTTTCGTCGAAGTTTGGCGGACTCGATTGGTTCGAGATTGTCGAGGTCGTCCGATGAGCGCGCCGATCGTCACTCGTCAGGCGTCGTTCTTCCCGCCGATCGGAGGCGGCAAGTATCACGCCGTCAGTCCGGTTCACGGCGACGAAATCGCAATCTGTCGAGCGATGGTCCTCGACCGGACGATCCCGCCGATCATCATCACGCCGCTCACCGATCGCGTTCATCCGATCGTTTGTCGCCGTTGTCTGAGGATCCTCGGAGGTGAGCGATGACCGATCTCCACGACTGGCACTCCCCCGACCGAGAGTCGGTCCACTGTCGGCGATGCGATGTCCGAGCAGGATCCGCCGCCGCCTCGATTCCCTGTCACACCTCCCCCGTAATCTCTGAACCATCGCCGACCCCGGCGAACACCACCACCATGAAGGAGCAGCAGTGAACGAAACGACCCTAGAGGAGCACCTCGCCGACAACGTCGACGACACTCCCGAGCATTACGAGATACTCGACGACGGCGCCGCCGCGTGGGCGATGCGGAAACTTCAACGTCTCCGCCGACAGCAACAGACGAACGCCGCCATCGCCGCCGACGAGATCGAGAAGATCGAGGGATGGCTCTCCGACGTGAACCGATCCCTCGACATGAACGCCACCTATTTCGAGGCGATCCTCGGACACTATGCGCTTCGATGCCGTCAGAACCCGGACGACGGTCGGAAGTCGATCAGTCTCCCGGCCGGCAAGATCGCGACCCGGATCCCGTCGGCACACTGGCACATCGACGCGACCGAGTTCATCCCGTGGGCCGAGGCTCATCGCCCGGATCTTCTCCGAGTGAAGGTCGATCCGTCACTCTCCGAGATCAAGCGCGCGCTGGCCGCCGTCGTCGACGCTCCGACGTCCGATGTCGTCGACCCCGACTCCGGAGAGATCGTTCCCGGAGTCCGCATCTCATCCGGAGACATCTCCGCAACCGTCACCCCTGACATCGACTGAAAGAGGAAACTGAAATGGCTGGATTCGATCTCGGTGATTACGTCACCGTCCCCCAACGTGAAGCACTGTTCTACAAGGAACACCCGGACGGACGGATCGTCTCGTCCGCTCCCGTGATCCGCACCGTCGGCGATCGCGTTTTCATCGAGGTCACGACCTCGGTGTTCCGCACGCCGGAGGACCCTCTCCCCTGTATCGCCTCGGCGTGGGAGCCATTCCCCGGCAAGACCCCGTACACAAAGGATTCGGAGATGATGAACGCCGAGACGTCGGCGATCGGTCGAGCACTGGCCGCCGCCGGCATCGCCGTGAACCGATCTCTCGCCTCCGCTGAGGAGGTCCGGAACCGTCAGGCCGAGCGCTCGACACCGACACCGACACCGGCGCCGAAGTCGAAGCCGTCCAAGATGCCGCCGGCGATCGCGATCCTCGTCGACCGGATGAACGCGATCGAGCCGGCACCGGCACGCATCGCAGCAAAGCAGGGTTTCGCCGAGCGGTTCGGTCATCCGTCGGCGATGACTGCCGGCGATGTCCCCGACGCCGAGGCATTCATCGCCGAATGGGAGAGTCAGTCGTCGACGTTTGTCGAGGCCGCCTCGATGTAGGTCCGGACGCGTCGAGGGTCGGGAGCGCTTGGCAGTCCCGACCCTCGACCGGTCCACCGAAACACCACCACAGAGAACGGAGGACCGTCGTCGAGTGTAGTTCGACGCGACCGCTCTCATGTTCGGACTAGAGTCACCGCCCCACCGCCACCGCCACCGGGAGACCGATCGCATGACCTCCGCCCTCCTCCTCGACGAGCCGTGTCTCGTCATTCAGCCTGCCCTCGTCCGCACCCTCGGACACCTCTCCGACGCCGCCGTTCTTCAGCAGGTCCATTACTGGTTACAACGGGCGACCGCTCGACACGCCGGCGAACGATGGGTCTACAAGACGTACGAGCAATGGTCCGACGAAATCGGCATCACCGAGAAACAGGCGCGCGCGTCGATCACTCGACTCGAAGCCGCCGGGATCCTGATCTCATGTCAACCGGAGGCGTACCACCGTCGAAAGTGGTATCGGATCGACTACGAGTGTCCGATCCTGACCGCTCGACCATCTGCCCCGACGGGCGCTTCCATCTGCCCGGATGGGCGCATGGATCAGCCCACTAGGGCCGATGGATCCGCCCTCATGGGCGCTTCTATTACAGAGATTACAACAGAGATTACAACAGAGATCACAACAGAGAAGAAACGTCCCTCGGCGACGAAGTCGACCGAGATCGTGATCGTCGACCCTGACGTCGAGACTCGACTCATCGAATGCCACCGACTCGGCGATCTCCTCGCCGACCTCATCGCCGACAACGGCGCCCGCCGACCGAAAGTGTCGAAGGCATGGATCACGACACTCGACCGGATGATCCGCATCGACGACCGCACCCCGGAGCAGATCGAGAAAGCAATCCGATGGGCGACGGTTCATTCGTTTTGGTCGACGAACATCCTCTCCCCCGATGCTCTCCGCCGGCATTACGAGCGGATGAGACTTCAAGCAATGCGAGAGCAACAGTCCGCCGGTCCGAGAGGTCTCTCAGGCGTCCGAGACTTCCTCGCCTCCCTCGACGACCAACCTCGGTAACCTAACCCCCGGAGCGATACAATGAACCCCCGTGAAGCCGCCGCACTCGTCGCCATCATCTCCGCCGCGTACCCTCAGTGGCCCGCGAGTCGCGAGACCGTGGCGGTCTACGCCGACGGTCTCGGCGATCTCGATCACGACGCCGCTCTCGCCGCCGTGCGCGACCTCGTCCTCACCGAAGACCGCTGGCCCACCGTCGCGACGATCCGCCGCCGCACCGCTCACCGTGCCGGACTCCTCTCACCATCCCCGGCCGAGGCGTGGGCGGAGGTCCGTCGACTCACCTCGACCGGACTCACCTCGACGACCGGGGCGTTCTCTCATCCGGCGATCGCCGAGACTGTCGCCTCGATCGGATGGTGGGATCTCTGCCACTCGACGAACCCGGAGACGATACGCGCGCAGTTCCTGCGCCTGTACGCCGACGCTCAGAAGCACAACGATACGGAAATCCTTACGACGCCCGGACGGATCTCACTAGGTGACGGATCCCGAGATCGCCTCCGAGGTCGTGACCCTATGGCCGCGACTCTCCCCGCGTCAGCGTGACACCGTCGCCGATGTCATCGCCGGCTTCTCGACGCTCGACACGCCGGCCGCCCGTCGCCTCTGCCTCCGCTATCTCCGCACGATCCGAGACCATCCGGAGACCATCGGAGCGCGCCTCGGAAATCGACCGTGCGGATGCGATGAGGGTTTCCGAGTGATCTCTCCGCCCGATGCCCCGGTCACCGTCGAGCGCTGTCGAGTGTGCTCGACGGACATCCCGACAGACCTCCCCCGTTCCATCTACTCGGACTAACCCTCCGTAACGCTAGGATCGCCTCTCATGACCACCACGCCCCCCGAGCGCCGTCGAGGACTCACCCGCCGGACACCGCTCCGAGCGAAAACGCCGTGGCGTCCCGACCGGACACCGCTCCGCCCACGATCAAAGAAGACCGCCCGACTGTACCTCGAGCGACGCGCCCTCGTCGCCCGGATGCTCGACGAACACCGAATCTGCGAAGCACAGTGGGACGACGGATGTACCGTTCGCACTGTCGACGTTCACGAGATCCTCCCGAGGTCTCAGGGCGGCCGCATCGTCGGCGGATCACGATCCGAGTACCTCGTCGTGTGCCGGCACTGCCACGACCGAATCGAAACTCATCCGACAGAAGCACACGAGCGCGGTTTCCGCCGCTGGTCGTGGGAAGGAAACCCGGAATGAAACTGAACAAACCTCTCGCAGCGCTGTTCGCCGCTGTCCTGATCCTGATCCTCGCGATGATCCTCATCCTCTCGGCATTTTCCGACGCGTCGTCGACCGAGACGACCTCCCCGGGATGTCTGATCTACCGGGCGGACCGATGCCCGATCGACCGCCTCTCGTCACCCGTCGCGCCGGAGACGACCTCGACAACGTCGACGACGATCGACCTCTCGTTCCTCAACGCGACGACGACCGTCTCGACACCGCCGGTTCAGAGGATCGCACCGGTCGAGCCGGCCTCGATCTCGGTCGAGTCGACCCCGACCTCCGACCGATGGGACGTTCTCGCGCAATGCGAGACCGGCGGCAACTGGTCAGCGAACACCGGCAACGGATACGGCGGCGGACTTCAGTTCGCTCACGGTCCGAGGTGGTCGACGTGGACATCGTTCGGAGGTGGGGAGTTCTCCGCTCATCCGTGGGAGGCGACACGAGAGCAGCAGATCGTCGTCGCCGAGCGTGTCCTCGCATCGTCCGGTTACCGAGCGTGGCCGGGATGCTCACGTCGTCACGGATGGCTTCGATGAGTCAACCTCGAACGCTCGTATGGTTCAGTGCCGGAGCCGCGTCCGCAGTGGCCGCAAAACTGACACTGAAAAACTTTTCGGACCTCGGCGAGATCGTGATCGCGTACACGGATCCCGGAAGTGAGCATCCCGACAACGTTCGCTTCATTGACCAGTGCGAGGAGTGGTTCGGTCATCCCGTCACTCGATTGAAATCAGAGAAGTTCACCGATACTTGGGAAGTTTGGGAGAAACGTCGGTTCATCGTCTCAGCGTTCGGCGCTCCATGTACGACAGAACTAAAGAAAAAAGTTCGTTACTCATTCGAGAAACCAACCGATCGACAGGTCTTCGGATACACAGTCGAGGAGAGACATCGAGCCGAACGATTCAGAGATCAGAATCCCGGAGTCGATCTCGTCACGCCCCTAATCGACTTCGGTCTCACGAAGTCCGACTGCCTCGCCATGATCGCACGCGCAGGAATTGAACTGCCCGTTATGTATTCGCTCGGTTATCAGAACAACAACTGTATCGGATGTCCGAAAGGTGGAATGGGTTACTGGAACAAGATCAGAATCGACTTCCCCGAGACATTCGATCGAATGGCGAAACTTGAACGAGACATCGGAAACAGTGTCTTGCGATCAGACGGGGAGAAATTGTTTCTCGACGAACTCGATCCCGCTCGGGGAAATCACGCTACCGAAGCCTCGTTCGAGTGTTCACTTCTATGCGCGATAGCGGAAACTGAGTATGAGGATGATTCTCGATGATCTCATTCGGAATCGAATATCCCGAACGGCCGTGGACCACGAACGCCGAGCGCTCCGGTAACCGATGGGATCGCGCCAAGAAAACGAAACAGTGGAGGACAGCGTACGCGCTCCTCGCGACCGAACTCGCCCCTCCACGACTCGAATGGTGCGACGTGATCGTCGAACCGTGGCTCCGCAATCGTGCCGGCGTTCAGGATACTGGCGCGTGTCATCCCGCAGCGAAGGCAGCGATCGACGGACTCGTCGACGCCGGAGTTCTCGACGATGACACTCCCGACATCGTCCGCAGCATCACTTACCTAGCCCCCAAGATCGGACGAGATGCTCTCGTCCTCATCATCGAAGGAGAAACAAAACGATGAACAGCACTGCTCCCAACCGACGACCGACACCTCCCGCACCGGAGCACGTCGCCGACGATCTTCAACGGATCCGACTCCTGACTCGTGAGATGCGCGCCTCTGAGAAACGCATCGCCGACAACGGTCGAGAGCGACGCGCCCTCCTCCGAGAACTCCGCCTGAAGCACGTCCCGTTTCGGACACTGGCCGAGGCCGCCGGCACCTCCGAGCAGGCGATCTACAAAGACCTCCGCCACGGTCGGACCCGGACCGCCTAGCCCGCGATCCCTTGTCCGCTATGGCATCTCTCGGCATACTTGACCGGGGTAGAGTCGAGACGTATGATTACTGACATGACAACGACCACCACCGCCCACCGCCCCAACACTTACGCCGGCTCGTGCGGCAAGTGCCACGAGCACGTCGAAGCCGGTCAGGGTTTCATCTACAAGAACTATCCGTTCCACTCCTCACCGTGGTTCGTGAAGTGTGGAGACCTCGACTCGTGCGCGACGCGTGTCGCCGCCGCTGAAGCAGCAGTGAAGGCCGACGCCGCCGCTCGTCGATCAGCGAAGCCCGAGGTCGTCGAGGCGATCGCACTCGGAGAGGCGAACCTCCACCTCCCGAAGACGATCGTGATCTCATGGGGAGACGCCGACGGTCAGAGCGTGACGATCACCCGCCGCAACACGAAGACGGGATGTCGCCTCACGAACCCATTCGAGGGAACGAGCAACGCCGCACCCTACGACTCGGAGGCCGAAGCGGTCGCCGCGATGATCCGTCGCCTCCGGATCGCCGCCCGTCCCCTCGGCATCGGCGACGCCGATCAGATCGCAGCGATCGAGGCAGTCCTCGAAATGGTGAACGATCCGGCATGACCGACACGACAGTCGATCCGGATCCTCTCCTCATGGAAGCGGTCCGGATCATCGCGCGCCGATGCGATGGCGCCTCGACCGACGACGGGATCGGATACTCCGGACCGGATGCTCCGTTCGGTCGCGCTCTCGCCATGATGCCCGAACAAGCATGGACGCCGGAGATCGCGCGCGAGGCGTGGGAAATGCTTCGCAAGTATCGCGCCCAACTCTCGACGATCGGCATCGACTACGACGCGATCGTTCCGCCTCGATCCGTCACGACACCGACTCAGGGTCGAGGGATCGTCCTCGTCGATCACGATCAGACTCTCGGGATCACGATCAAGGTTCCATACGGTCATCCGCTCGACGTGAAATCGAAACTGTCCGCCCGATGGGATCGCGACGGGAAACGATGGATTGTCCCGCCTCGACGTTTCTCGATGGTCCTCGAAGTCGCCGCCGAGCACGACATCCCGATTACGCCGGCAGCGCGTGAGGTTCTCTCGACCGCTGTCGACGTCCCTCTCGGATCCGTGTCGATCGTCGAGGACCTCCTCGTACTAGCGTTCGACTACGACCCGGACGCCGTCGGCGCCGTGAAAGACATCCCCGGTCGCCTATGGGATCCCGATCGTCGAGTGTGGACCGCCCCGCTGTCCTCGGCCGCACTGGTCCGCACCTTCGCCGCACGACACCGACTCACCATCCCCGCCGCCGTGGCCGATCTCCCCGAGATCGAGCCGGACCTCCGACCTGCGATCTCGATCGCGACCGGCGAGTTCATCCTCCGGTTCCCTTACGACCGTGATCTCATCGCCCGAGTCCGAGACCTCCCCGGCGCCCGATGGTCCGCCCGGTCGAGAGTGTGGACCGTCGACATCGAAGCAGCGATCGAGGTCTCCGAGTTCGCCGTCGCGACGTCCGCCATCATCGACGCGACCGCCGCCGAGGTCCTCACCGACGCCGCCGAGGCGATCGCCCGGATCGAAGCCTCCGCCGCCGCCGACGCCGAGATCGAGATCGACGGACTCGGAGGGACCCTCCTCCCGTTCCAACGTGCCGGGGTCGCCTATGTCCTCCGAGCCGGAGGCGATGTCCTGATCGCCGATCAGATGGGACTAGGAAAGACCGTTCAGGCTCTCGCGTGCCTCGCCGCCCGGGACGCCCGTCCCGCCGTCATCGTCTGCCCCGCCTCGCTGAAACTCAACTGGCGCCGAGAGGTCGAGCACTGGCTCCCCGGATGGTCGGTCGGAGTGATCTCCGGGACCCGGGCCGACACCGCTCAGAACCCACCGCCCGACGTGACGATCGTGAACTACGACGTCCTCGACACTTGGGCCGAGGTGCTCCCCACACCGGCCGCCGTCATCCTCGACGAGTCGCATTACATCAAGAACGGGACAGCGCTCCGCACGAAAGCGGCGATCAGACTCGCCGACCGGACCGCTCCCGACGCCCTCCGCCTCTGCCTCACCGGGACCCCCGTCGTCAACGTCCCCGGCGAGATCGTGACCCAACTCCGATTCCTCCGACGCCTCGACGAGTTCGGCGGACCCGGCGACTTCCGGACCCGATACGCCGGCGGACATAACCTCCCCGAACTGAACCGACGACTCCGAGCCTCGTGTATGGTCCGACGCCGGAAGGAGGACGTCCTCACGGAACTACCTCCGAAACGATGGTCCTCGATCATCGTCGACGGCGACCCGGCCGCAATGCGCGAGTACCACCGAGCCGAGGCCGACATCGTCTCATACCTCGCCGACAGTGCTCGACGGACCGCCGAGGAATCCGGAGCAACGTCGGAGGAGGCGCGTCGCGTCGCATGGGAAGCAGCGACACGCGCCGCCGCCGCTGAGCACCTCGTCGCCGTGTCCGCCCTGAAACGTCTCGCCGCCCGAGCAAAGGTCCCCGCCGCTCGACAATGGGTCGCCGACTTCGTCGACACCGGATCGAAACTCGTCGCCTTCGCTCATCATCGAGAGATCGTCGACCTCATCGCCGACGAGTTCGCCGACGGTCGCCGCATCACCGGAGCGGTCTCGATCCCGGATCGGCAGATCGCCGTCGATCAGTTTCAACAGACCGAAAGCGCTCAGGTCATCGCGTGTTCGCTGAAGGCCGCCGGAGTCGGACTCACCCTCACCGCCGCCGCCGATGTCCTGTTCATCGAACAAGGGTGGACGCCGGCCGACATGGATCAGGCCGCGGATCGTTGCCATCGCATCGGACAGACCGACAGCGTCACCGCGTGGAACATGATCGTCGCCGGCACGATCGACGAGGACATCGCCGCACTGATCGCAGCGAAACGCGAGATCGTCGACGCCGCCACCGACGGCGACTCGTCCGATCCTGACTCGACGTCGAGGTCGATCCTCGGCGATCTCCTGATCCGACTCACTGAGAAAGGTCTCCGCCATGACTGACGAGATCCTCGCCGCCTGACCTAGCCCGACGAGCAACCGGGAGACCGCCCTCCCCGCTCGTCGTCCTCGGCCCCGATCTCCCGTCCGCCCGGTCGAGGTCGGGGCCGAGACGCGTCCCGACTACAGTCGACGACATGGCTCCGAGGATCATCGCCGACACCGAGTCCGTTCCGCTCGACTCACTGACCCCGCACCCGCGCAACCCGCGACGCGGCAACGTCGACGCGATCGCCGAGTCGCTCTCCGCCCACGGTCAGTACCGACCGATCGTCGCCAACCGACGAACCTCCCGGATCCTCGCCGGTACTCACACTTGGCGCGCCGCTAAGCGTCTCGGATGGCGAAAGATCGCCGTCTCGTTCGTCGACGTCGACGACGACACCGAGGCCCGGATCGTGCTCGTCGATAACCGCGCTTCGGATCTCGCGACCTACGACGACTCTCTCCTCGCCTCACTCCTCCGAGACCTCCCCGACCTCGACGGGACCGGATACACCGCCGACGACCTCGACGCTCTCGAAGGGTTATGGTCCGACCCTCCCCCACTGTCGACGAGCAACGGTCAGGACATCTTCGACGACGCTCCGATCGTCGACGCCGAGATCGCCGTCGGTCGTCACCTCCTCATCGTCGAGCGTGATCCGTTCGAGTCATGGGCGACACCGATCGAGCAGTCGACGCTGAAACCGGAGGAGAGCCTCCGCCGCCGACTCGACCTCCCCGCCCGCCCTCGACCTCGACGCGTCGACCCGGAGTCGACCCCGGTCCGCCTCTCCACCATCTCCGCCGAACCCGTCCCGATCGACTCCCTCGTCCCCTATCCCGGCAACGCCCGACAAGGCGACGTAGGGGCCATAGCGGAGAGCCTCGCCACACACGGACAGTACCGACCGATCGTCGTGAACCGGCCGACTCGGGAGATCCTCGTCGGAAACCACACATGGCAGGCCGCCGCCCGTCTCGGATGGTCGGAGATCGCAGTTACGTTCGTCGACGTCGATCCGATCGAGGCGCGCCGGATCGTCCTCGTCGACAACCGAACGACCGACATCGCGACGTACGACTCCGACGCCCTCGGCGACCTCCTCCGCACCGTGTCGACCGACCTCCGAGGCACCGGCTTCGATGGGGACGACCTCGACGATCTCCTCGCCGGCGCCTCGGGACGCCCGTCTCAGACCGTCACCACCGAGACGAGGATCCGGGTCGACCGCTGGACACTGAAAGTTCCGACCTCGGCGTTCACCGAATGGGAGAGCCAACTCGGGACCCGACCTCTCGACGAGATCGCCTCCCGCCTCGATCTCCCTACCGGCTCGTGGAGTCCACCTCGCTGACCTCGACGGCGCTACACTCCGGTCATGCCCACCACTGACCTGAACCCGATCACCGAGATGAGATCCCTCGACGATCTCCACCCGCACCCGGACAACCCCCGCCGAGGCAACGTCCAAGAAATCGCCGAGAGCCTCAGCACGACGGGACAGTACGCCCCGATCGTCGCTCTCCCCGACGGGACCGTTCTCGCCGGCTCTCACCGCCTCGCCGCCGCCCGCTCCCTCGGATGGTCCGAGATGCTCGTCACAACGATCACCGCCGACGAAGAGACCGCTCGACGAATCCTCCTCGCCGATAACCGGACGAGCGACCTCGCGACGTATGACGATCGCGCTCTCGTGGATCTCCTCGCCTCCCTCGACACGCTGACCGGCACCGGCTTCGACGTCGACGACCTCGACGACCTAAACGCTCTCCTTCAGGAAACAGCGATCCCGACGATGAGCGACGCCGTCGACTCCGGATCAAAGGTCACGAAAGACAAAGACCTGAACGAGCACGTCGCCGCCTATCGGGACAAGGCGGTCCGCTCCATCATCCTCGACTACCGACTCGATCAGTTCGCATGGCTCACCGACGCCGCCGATCGTGCGCGTGAGAAACTGAAATGCGCGTCGTTCGCCGACCTGTTCCTCCACCTCGTCGCCGAAGCGATGTCCGAGGATCCTCCCGGCGCATGATCCGCACCGTCTCGCGAGTGATGTCTCCCGATGAGGCGTCGACACTCGTCAACGATGACGCCCCCGACCTGAAGCCGTCACCGATCGACCCCGGCGATCTCCTCGTCGACGCTGACACCGGGAAACCGATCCTCGCCCTCGACGCGTTCCCGGCGGACTCTCTCGCAGCGTTTCGACGAGCAGTCCTCGACATCCCTCAGAACACGAGCGTTCTACGCACCTCCGGACAACGAAACACGGCGCGCACGATCGGTTTCCTCCCGAGAGCGGCGTTCATTCAGGCCCGTGGATCCTGTCGAGTCTGCGCGACATCGTACGAAGCCCCCGAGGCGCACCGGTTTCTATGCGACTCAGCGTCGACGCTATGGGCGATGATGTCCGACCGAGTCCCCGCCGGCACTGAAGCGACAGCACGAGCCGCCGAACAGATCCTCCCCGACTGGCGCCTCGGCAACACCGCGTGGACCTCCGGCATCGTGAACAAAACCTCCGCCCTCATGTATCACCGAGACCGAAACAACGGAATAGGCGCATGGTCGGCGATGGTCGTCGTCCGACGAAACACCCGAGGCGGACATCTCCACCTACCCGAGTACGACGTCGTGATCCCATGTCGAGACGGCGCCGTCGTCATGTTCCCCGGACCGGAGATTGTCCACGGCGTCACCCCGATCGACATCCGCCCGGACGGATACCGATACTCGGTCGTGTACTACTCAGTAGCGAAGATGGCTCACTGCCTCCCACCGGATGAGGAACTCGCCGACGCTCGACAGTCCCGCACGAACTCAGCGATCACGATGCTCGACCGACAACGAGAAACCGGATTCCTGTCGTGACGACCTTTCTCGCATACCTAGCAAAACCCAAGTACGGCGGATGGCCCACCTACACCGCGCACCTGCTACGAGGATTACGGAGCGCTGGACACGACGCGCACATCATCAAACACGGGAACAAAACCGAACGGATGACGCGTCCTTTCGGTCGAAAACTCCGATACCAAAACGTGAACAGAGATGACCTCATCGCTACAGCGCGATCCTCCGACGTCCTCATCACGGCAGTCGATAAGACCTACTACGAACTCGCCGTCGACCTGATCGACGCCGGCGCCTCGATCGTTGTACACGATCCCACAGAAATGAAAGAACCGTTACGCAGCGCGTTGCCCGAAGCGAACGTAATCGTAATCCGTGAGTCGATGCTTCAACACTTGCCACACGCGTCGTTCATACCGCATCCTTACGCCGCCCGAGCGCTCGAACCGACAGCACCGAAACGCTCGGCGGTCTCGATCTCCCGAGTCGACTTCGACAAACATACGGAACTGATAGTCGCAGCGAACCTAGTCTTACAGCAGGCGATCGACATTTACGGAGCGCTCAACGGACTATACGGGAAGATCAAACTCGACGAGATCGACCCCGAGTGGAAAGAAAACTACAAAGGCCGATTCACCGCCGACGACCTATGGGCCGCAGTCCGTATCGCAGCAACTTACGAACGCGTCGTCGACATGAGCGTAATCAAGGGCGACGGAGGCGGATCCCAATACACGTTCCTCGAAGCGGCCGACGCCGGCGCCTCGCTCATCCTCAACGCCGAATGGAATCCATCCGGAGCACTAGCCGACTACGCCGACATCGTGAGCACCTCCGACGAACTCGTCGAAGCAGTGACTCGACCAACACCCAACCGCCTCGCCGCCGCCGATCATTTCCTCAAGAACCACGACGCTCGACTCGTCGCAGATCAGACCGTAGCGAGTATTACACGCCGCACACGCTGACGCCGTCGACACTCAACCGGAGTAACATCACCTCATGGCAAAGACGAAACTCACTCCCGAGGTCAAGGAAAAGATTCTCTCCGCCCTCACCGCCGGCAACTACCAAGAAGCCGCCGCCGCATACGCCGGCATCGATCAAGGCACCTACTACCGATGGATGGAACGAGGCCGCATCGAACGCGACCGAGTCAACTCCGGCGAGAAACCGCTCAAAGCGGAGACCATCTACCGCGAGTTCCGCGAGGCAGTAGAGACCGCCCGAGCACAAGCAGAGGTACGGAACACCGGCATCATCAACAAAGCAGCGAACGACGGAACATGGCAGGCCGCGGCGTGGTACCTCGAACGATCCCATCCGCAGCGATGGGGACGAATCAACCGAACCGAGATCAGCGGCCCCGAAGGCGGACCGATCAAGACTGAAGTCGACCTCGTCGATCTCGAAGCACGACTCGCCTCTGCCCTCGGACTCGGAACCGACGACATCACGCCGGAGCAGTGAGCACGACTCCGACGCTCGACGATTTCCTCATCTCCCCCGAGTCGTTCAGTCGGGAGGAGAGGTTCTCGATGCTGGCGCGACTCTCACCGGACGAGATCGGATCGGTCCTCCGGATCCTCGATCTCCACGAGAACGCGCCTCGACGTCGGTTCTACTGTCCCGTGCCGGGATGCGATGGCGCTCCGCACGAAGGGTTTCACTGGTGCGATCATCCGATCGACTCGACCGATCATCTCCCGGAGTGTCGACACGCGCGCGCCGCTCAACGTCCCCCCGAAAACGACTGGTTCGTATGGTTGTTCTCCGGCGGCCGTGGCACCGGCAAGACACGCGCCGGCGCCGAATGGGTCCTCGACCAAGTGTGGAACAAAGGCGCGAAACGGATCGCTCTCGTCGCCCGCACACCGGCAGACGCGCGCGACGTCATGATCTACGGCGATTCGGGAATCATGGCGTGTTCGGATCCTCATCCTCGACCGGAGCACGAGCCAACGAAACGGCGTCTCGTGTGGCCGAACGGCGCGCAGGCGTTCACCTATTCGGCGGCGGCCCCGTCTCAGTTACGAGGTCCTCAGCACGACGCCGCATGGTGCGATGAAATGGCCGCATGGCCCGACGCGACGAAAGGCGACTCGCTCGACACGTCGTGGAATAATCTCATGCTCGGACTCCGCATCGGTCGCGACCCGAAGTGTTTCGTCACGACGACACCGAAACGCGTGAAACTGATCCGGCAGATCATGGAGCGCGACACGACCACGACCACGACCGACACGACGTACGCGAACCTTGTCAACCTCGCGCCGTCGTTCCGAGATCAGGTCCTCGCCGCCTATGAAGGGACCCGGATCGGCCGCCAAGAACTGTACGGCGAACTCCTCACCGACGTCGAAGGCGCCCTATGGTCCCTCGATCAGATCGACCGACTCCGAGCGGAATGGTCCTCATGACCGCCGACCGGGATCTCGACATCGTGACCGAACTCCGACTCCTCGCCGAACTCGCCGACTCCTCCGAGGTCGGTCTCGTCATGCTGTCCGGACGGTCGTTCACTGACGCCGCCGATCAGATCGACGCGCTCCGGGCGCGCCTCACGTCCGCCGAGGTGGAATGGTGATCGCCGTCGACCGTGGAGATTTCACGAGAGTCGTCGTCGGAGTCGATCCGGCCGTGACATCAGGCGACGCCGCCGACGAGACCGGGATCGTCGTCGTCGCTCTCGGTCCTCACGTCCCGGAGACGTGCCGAACCGAACGATGCTCAGGACACGCGTACGTCCTCGAAGATGCCACGATCCCTCGGGAACTCCGACCGACTCCGGATCAGTGGGCGAGTCGAGCGGTCGAGGCGTTCGATCAGTGGCAGGCCGACCGAGTCATCGCCGAAGGCAATCAAGGCGGCGACCTCGTGACTCAGGTCCTCCGCACGGTTCGCCCCGGACTCCCCGTCACGAGAGTGACCGCGAGAGTCGGGAAACGGACACGAGCCGAACCGATCGCCGCACTGTATGAGCAGGGTCGAGTTCATCACGTCGGATCCGCCGTCGGTTTCGCTGTCCTCGAAGATCAACTCACGACGTGGACTCAGTCGTCCGGAGAGTCTCCCGACCGCCTCGACGCGCTCGTATGGGCGATCTCGTCGCTCGGCATCGCCGGCACCGACGGGATCATCCCGGACTTCGTCCCGGTCGGTCTCGGCAAGAGCAACGCGTTCGACCTCGGCGGACTCGGCAGATTTCGATGAAAGGATGAAACCATGAACGAATACGAGTTTCGTGGATTGACAGTCAGGACCGATACTCTCGATCAGTACGTCGTAGGAGAAACAGCGAACTACAAAGATTTCACCCGCCGAATCGCCGGCCTTTTCGTATGGGATGTCGGGGCAAACATCGGAGCGATGTCTCGAACGTTGCTCGACGCTGGAGCGTCGCGAGTCGTGTCGTTCGAGCCGGAGCCGGACAACGTGAGACTTCTCCGCCGCAACGCGCCTGAAGCGACAATAATCCCGGCGGCGATGGTGGACCATCACGAGGAGACGACTCGGTTCTACATCTCCTCAGGGAAAAACAAAGGTGGACATTCTACGATCGAGATGAGAGGTCGATCGTATGTCGACGTCCCGTCTGTCAACGTCGAAACGATGCTAGAGCAGTACTCGCCCGAGGCCGTGAAATGCGATACCGAAGGCGGCGAGTACGCGATTCTCGCTCGCATTGCTCAGTGGCCGACGGTCCAATACATCGCGGCCGAGATCCATCTCAATCGTAAAGAGTGGAGAAACGTGTCCGCTCCGAATCTGTTTTCGCAGATCGAGGCCGCCGGATTTCAACCGATAAAGGAACCGAGAGTTACCGCTAAGAACTGGCACACTCTCGCCGTATGGGCGCGCGTGTGACCGGCCGCCTCTGATCGAGTGTTTCACATGAAACACCGCCGGCGACTACGATCGAGATCATGACCGACCACCACGGAAACCCGCTCACCACCGACCCGACCCTCACCGCCGAGCAATGGCTCGACTACGGACTCTCCCGGGGATGGTGCTCGACGTCGTTCTGTTCGACTCACGATCTCGGACCGATGACCGCCGACGAGGAGTCCGCCCTCGACGACGGCGACGACCCCTGTATGCCCGTCGTCCGTCTCCTCTGACCGATGGCGGCGACCTTGCTCCGGCAGAACTCAGAACTCCGCCGAATCCGAGTGTGGAACTGGACTATCCCCGCCGGCCCCGTCACCCTCGACGATGGCCGCCGTGTGAACGCCTGCCCCAACGCTGACGGATGTCTCGCTCTCTGCTACGCCCGGGTCAACTCATACGCCTTCTCGAACGTCAGAGGCGCCCACCTCCGCAACCTCGCCCGCATCCTCGACGACCTCGACGGATGGTCCGACGAGATGATCTCCGAACTCGCTCACCCTCGACACCGACCGAGCGGAGATCCCCGCCTCGACGTCCTCGACACGATCGACCCGGCCGACGAATGGGCGATCGAGTGGGCCGAGGCCGGAGGGTCCGCCGTGCGGATCCATGACGCCGGCGACTTCCTGTCCGACGGATACGTCGAGGCATGGCTCCGGATCGCCCGAGTGACTCCGGACGTCCTGTTCTACGCGTACACGAAGGAGGTCTCCCGGTTCCGTCGACTCGTCGAGGGTCAAGCACCGCCAAACTTCCGATGGCTCTACTCCCTCGGAGGGAAAGAGGATCACCTCCTCGACCTCGACGTCGACCGCCACGCCGAGGTGTTCGCCACCGACGACGATCTCTCCGCCGCCGACTACACCGATCAGGAGTCGAGCGACCTACTCGCCGTCCTCGCTCCGAGCCTCCGGATCGGCATCGTCTCGAACAACGTCCCGCACCTCCGCCGGCAGATGGGCGGACAGTCGTTCGGGGAGATCCAACGTCGACGAGACGAGCGCCGCACGACAGGACCTCGACCGTGAACTCGACGACGTGGACGATCCTCCTCGTGTTCGAGGCGATCGGTCTGTACGGTCAGTGGAAAGTAGGATCCGGTCGCTGGTGGGCGTGGGCGATCGTCCTCGGACACTCGGTCCCGTGGTTCGTGCTTCAGATCCTCGCCGACGCTTACGTCGCCGCAGCGATGGCGCCCCTATGGTGGACCGTCAATCTCGCGAACCTGATCCGATGGCGCCGAGATCAGAGTCGACCGTCGAGAGCGTCGATCCCGAGCGACAGCGACTCGCGCACGGCGTAGGACAGCAACGCGAGTTTCTCCCGCACGGTCTCGGCCGAGTCGTCCTCAGCGATGACGTAACGCTCGATGAACTCGTCGGACAGCACAACGTGAACACGGTCGGAGTCGAACCCGGGGATGACGACGGGACCGTCGCTCCCGTCGAGCGCCGCCGCCGGCGCCATGAGGAGCAGCACCTCGCGACCGTCGGACGCTGTCGCTCTCGCGATCACGTCGGGATCGTTCACTTCCCACCCCCACCCGTCGGCGCTCATTCCGTCATCGTAGCGCCTCGACGATCAGAGACTCGCCGCCTCGATCTTCCCGATGACGAGTCGAAGCGATCGTGCTCCGGAGTAACCCGTCAGGATCGACGGTCCGGACTGGTCGCCCTCCTCGATCATGTACTCGGCGCGGTAGTCGAGGTCGGCGATCGCGTGGAGGTGCTGACCGTCGAGCACGATCAGAGTCGGCTTCGATGCTGTCCCGCCCATGACTCCCCATACCGGCATGAAGTCGTCGTCGGATCCCATGTCGAGAGCGATCGAGTTCTGATCGTCGATCACCGAGAGGAGACCGACGATCTCCTCCGCCTGAAACTTCGTGAGTGCGATTTCCATCGCGCTCACCTCCGGCCCTTTCGGTTGGTCGGCGGGATCGCCGGCGATGGTTGGAACCGACGATGCTCGACGCGTGGACGGTAGAGACGGACACGCTCAGACCGGAACGTCCGGAACATCCGAACGCCGGCGGGATCTTTCGATCCACCGAAGACCGTGATGTCGCCGTTCGACGCGACCGAGATGAAGACGAAAGCGCCGGGGACGCCGTCGACCTTGACCTCGGCACCCTTTTCGATTTCTGTCCACGTTGTGTTATTCATGATGGGGATCCTCCTCGGATCTCTAGGCGTCGAGGACCGCCCTCGACTGATTGAAGTCTACACGATAACTCTACCCCCGTCAAGTACCCGCAACGATGGCGCCCTCGACGACACCGACTCGACGACCTCGATCGACGTCGAGTCGAGCACGCGTCGCCCCGATCCCTTATCCGGTGCGGATCTCTCGGCATACTTGACCGGGGTAGAGGTGTCGTGTATGGTTACGTCTGTCGGAGACGCCGACACCTAGCACCTCGAAAGGGTCGCCATCATGAAAACCACCACCGCCGCACTGATCGCAGTCGGAGACATCGTCGTCGACCGATACACCGCTCAGAACGCCGGCAGTCTCGGCGCCATGCGCGCCGGCCGAGTCGTCGAGATCGTGAACGAGATGGAAGTCCTCCGAGTCGTCGGCATGGGATCGAGTGTCGACCGACGCGGTCTCCGCTCGACATGGAAGCGGACCGATCAACCGGCGCCGTTCATCGCGATCTACTTCAAGGCCGGACGCGCTCAGATCCTCCGGGCCGACTCGATCGTCGAGGTCGCACGATGAGCGCCGTCGAGATGATCGTCGCCGGACTCGCCACCCGGCGCGACTACCTCGCCGACAAACTCGCCAACCATCGCGACGCGTTCACCTCGATCGGCATCGCATCACTCGAACAGCAGATCACCGACCTCGACGACGAGATCGCCCTCACCACTGGAGCACAACGATGAACACCGCCACCAAGAAGAACACGATGTCGACTCGCGTCGATCAGTTTCGACGACGCGCCGAGGCCGGCATCCGCAGCGCGAACCCCGACGCTCTCGACCTCGACATCGAATGGATCGAACCGGCCCGAAAGGTGACATGGCCGACCGGCGTCTCCGGATACATCGGTCGAGTCCAACTCAGCGCCGACGGTCACGAGGTCCGACGAATGACAGCACGGGAGACCCCGTCCGGACTGTCGGTCGGATGACGCGACAGATCCGACACCGACTCGACCTCGATCGCTAAGATCCACCACCACCACCACCGAAGGAGCACTACCACCGAAATGAACCATCACGAAATCGACCGCCTCTCGATCATGATCTCGATCGAGGTCCCCGACGCTTTCATCGAGTCTTACCCGTGGATCGTCGGACCATTCCCCGAGGAGACCGACATACTCGATCTCGTCGCTCTCGGAGATGGCATCGTCGACGCGTTGCTCACCCGCTACCCGGTCGGGACTTCGATCGACCTCGACGTCGTCTCGCTGACACCGTCCTCGACCGCTTTCGATGTCGAGCGTCTCGCCGATCTCATCACCAACGAACACCGATCGCTCGACCCGGACCTCGCCGACATCTTCGACGACCTGTATGTCCGGGAGATCCTCGACTCGATCACGACCGACGAGGTCGAGCGATGAACTCTCCCGTCGTCGCCGTCCGACTCGACCCCGAGACCCATAACGCGCTGAACGTCGCCGCCGCTCGTGCCGGCGTCCCTCGGAGCGCTCTCCTCCGCCGAGCGATCGTCGCCCTCGTGATCGACCTCGCATCGGAGGCGACCGATGACTGAACCGCGTTATCTCGTGACCGTCGAGTTCCCCGGATCCTCGTCGATCGTGTGGACCCGGGCCGGCGGATGGCTCACGACTCGCGACCGGGCCGACGCTCTGCCCGCCACTGACGCCGACGCTCTGATCGAGGTCCTCGTCGCGACGTGTCCCGGATCGAGGATCGAGCGGATCGAGGTCCCGTCGTGAT